TTCTAATTTTGTCATTTTTGTAAGTTTTTAATTTAGGTTTTTGTTGTTTCACACAACACTTATATGATAATCAATTATTTTATTAATGTCAAGTGTTTTTTTATTTTTTTTTTAAAAAAAAAGGGGAGTAGTAAAAACTACCCCCCTTCGGTCATTTGTCAACAGTTAATTGTCAATCAACAATTATAGAGTCTCCATACCTTCAACGTAAATCACACCGTAGAATTCAGAACGCGTCATTTCTTTAGCGTAACGGGTCATAATACCACGTCTCGGAGTGAAGTTGGTTGGGTCATATACGGTAGGAGTCATAATCAATGGTACGTATGGAGCGTAAACGGCACCAGCCTCAAGGAAGTTGTCTCCCTTGTAACCTACCAAGATTGTGTTTTCAGTCATATATGGGTTTTTGTAAACCGTGTAACGACTTCCAAGAGTACCTACTTGAGTTACACCTGCAGCAAACTGAAGTGCATCTTTACCAGCAGATACAGAGAACGCTGGGATAGATTCAAGAATTGTACATACGTCAGGAGAAGCAACCAAGAAGTTTGCACCACCACGCATAGTCAATTGGTGAATTTTGTTAGATACTTTATTGATTTTAGTTCCTAAAGTTTGGAACCAAGTGTTTTTCTGATATGCAAGACCTGCACCACTAGAACCACCGATGGCAAAAGCACCTGAGTTAGAGTCGTACTCATATCCTACACGAGCTGACCAATAGTCAGTAGTTACGGCATTCTGAATCAACATATCAAGGATTTCTAAATCAACTTCCATTGAGATGTAGTCAGAAAGAACAGAAGTCAATTCTGCTTCAGCGTCAATAGCGTGATATGCATTCAAGTCTTGCGCCAATTCAGGAGTCCATTGTGCTTTCAACTTACGAGTCTTAGCAACGATGGCTTTTGATTGTACATCAAGGTTGATTTCAGGAATGTCAATATCAGAACCGAAAGCTCCAACAGCACCATCTTCAAAGTCACCACGTGAACTATCAGTTGGTTGTTTGTGGTAAGCAACTTCAAAGTCTCCTGCAAGAGAAGAAGAAGCACCAGCGGCAGCAGATACGAACAATACGATGTTAGCACCACTTGTGGTGTTGAATGCGTTTAGGTTAGATACAACAGCAGAACCACTAGCTTGGAAAGCACGTACACCTTCTAAGTCAGGGTTTGTGAATTCAGAAGACGCGATAGTTACTTTGGTAATCTCACCGGCTGCAACAGAAGCAGAAAGGGTAGTGTCAAAGTTAACGTCAGCTTGAGAAGCACTAGCGTAAGAAGTTGGAGCCACTCCACTAGTTACTACGTCATTGATAGAATATCCGAAACGTCCAGCACCATACAGACCGTTTGTAGCTGCGTTGGTTGGAGTGTCGGTTCCACCTTGACCACCATAAAGAGAAGTATTGTTAAATGCAGGTTTTGCATTTTGTACAGTACCATACTTGTAGTCTAAGTAAAATACTAGACCTGATGGAAGGTTCATAGGTTGTACAGAAACAAAGTTCTGTGCGGCGATTTCGCCGAATACTCTACGAACTAGGGGTAGTGCTACACCAGCCCATTGTTCAGAGTTTGCAGTAGTACCTGTACGAGTAGCCTCGTCCAAAAGTTGTTTTGCTTGGTTCTCAAGTACTTGAGCCATAGCAGAAGCTTGTTGTTCAGATTTTAATCCTTCAAGAAGTCCTGTATGTTCCCACTTAGAAACAAGCTCTTTCGCCTTTTGGCTTTGGATATGTCGTTCACCGGCACTTTCAACTAAAGATTGGATGTTGTCCATTGTTTTATCCTTAAATTAAGAGTTATTTGTTATAAGATACTAGTCTTCTAAATCTATCAGCAACTTCATTTCCTTCAGAAATGATTTCTTGTTGTTTAGGTTTAGTAGATGTCGTGGGTTTTGATGCGAATCCTTCAGTAATAGAAGCAACTTTCTTTTTAGTTTTAGAAGAGTTGTTCATACTCAAAGATTCTGCTAATGTACTAAATACTAACTTAGTTTCACGTACTGATGAAGTACGGTCAAAAGACTCAACTACTTTCATTTTTTGGTCATTTGAAAGATTGAATTTTCTGAATAACTTAGTTGTATATAGGAGTTTAGCGTTTAACAGGTTGACTTCATTTAACTTAGTGCGGAGGATTTCTACTGCCTCACGATGTTCTTTAAGTTCCGAAGCTAGTCTTTGGTTTTCCTGTTCTAGTTCGCTTTGTTCTTCAACTACTTCTTCTACTTCTTCTTCAACGACTTCTTCAACTTCGTCATCTTCAGTAAGTGCAGTAAGTAGTTCATCAAGGTCAATAATTTCATCATCATCTTCCTCTTCTTCTTCAGAGTCCATAGACATATCGTCCATATCTATTTCATCTTCTTCCTCACCCATTTCGTCTTCATCTTCTTCTTCAGAAAGTTCAGCTTCTAATTCAGCGATTACAGACTCTAGGTCAAGGTCATCATCTTCTTCCATTTCTTCTTCCATTTCTTCGTCAGAGTGGTCACCCTCTCCAATACCTGAATCGTCAGAAGCCACGTCAGATGGTTCTTCATTTTCGTCATCAATGTCAGATGGTTCTAGTTCTTCTTCAACTTCGTCTTCGTGTTCTTCTTCTTCAAGAGAAGCGTCGTCAGCGTTAGTTGGGTCAGGTAGTCCGATTTCGTCACCTTCTTCAACTTCTTCTTCACCACGTTCTTCCAACTCTTCATCACCACGTTCTTCTAGTTCAACTTCTTCTAGTTCAGCTTCTTCTAGTTCAGCTTCTTCTAATTCAGCTTCACTTTGTAAGTGACGAGAAACCATAGACTTGATACGAGGTTCAAAAGCCTCTTGTAATGCAAGTTTGGCGTTGGCAAGAGCAGTATCACGAACTTGTAGAGCGTCATCTAGTACTTCATCAACAAGTGATTTTTTTTCTTGTGCCATACGATTTATGTTTTAATTTTAATATTGTGAAGTCAATTTGGTTGCTTCAATAGACAGTTAGTATATCGTTGACACCATATAAGATAGAAATGATGTATTCGTTAAGAATAAATATATATGTAAATATAAAAAATTAAATATTTTTTTGTTGTTCTAGTCTAGAACGATATTGAGCGTCTTTTTTGGCTTTTCTTTTCTTTACAGAGGGTTTAATATATTCTTGTCTACTTCGGTATTCCTGAAGTATTCCCGTTTCTTTTACTCTCTTTTTAAATATAGATAATGCTTTTTCAACATTACCATATCTTACTTTAACACCTACATTTGTAACCGACATATTGTTTTTATTTGTTTAGTCTTTGATATGAACAGGGCCGTATACTGTTGATTGTGTTTGTTTGTCAAACCACATCATATAAGGTTGACCTTTTATCATACCTTTAAAATCTTTATGAGTTCTGTCCCATTCTTTTTTAGTTACAGTTTTCATACCTTTTTTCTTGATATTTTCTGCAAACTGTGCTTCTTTCTTTTCCCATTGGTCTTTACTCATACTACCAATACTTCTTATACCTGATTTGTTTAGGATTTTGTCCATATTTTTAGACATAAACATATTGGCTGCTCGTTGAGATTTCTTGGTATGAAGAAGTTTCTTTCTACCATTATCTTTTTCAACATAAACAACAAACTCACCATTTGCTTCGTTTACTGATTCCATCTTCCCGTTTGATGCTTTTTTAATAATTTTCTGAATATCGTTCATCGTTTTAATGTCACCCCTATCAACTAATCTTTTAAGTACCACTTTCAACCTAAATATATCCTCTAAACTTACATCCTTAAGCTTACCATTCGGCTTCTTAGTTTTTTGCTTAATAAGTTCTTTTGTCATTGATTCTATGGTTGTATGCAATACTTCTCTACTTAAAGTTGCATTACGAGCAACACCTCCTATTACTTTTTTAGCTACAAACTTTAGAACTTTAAGTAAAAGTAATCCACCTGCAACACCAAGAGCAATAGTTCCAAAGTCTTCGTTTACTGATTCTTGGACAAATCCTTTACTCTTATAGTTTTTAATTCCTTTTTCTAAATCTACTTTATTTTTAAAGGTTTCAATTCCCCAAAAATCACTTCCATCTTTGTTTTTTGATTTTCCATCGTGGAAACTAATACTGTATTTAGCTTTACCTATTTGTGGATTTACTTTAAATGCCTTTTTACCTTCGTTTACTGATTCTCTAAAACTTGTATCTTGTAGTCCTCTACCTTTTTTAAATTCCCAATTATCAGTTCCAGCCATAGCACTACCTAAAAACTTATCACCATAATGAAGTTCTATATAATCATATTTATCTTTCATAGCTTTGAAAGTTGTATGATTTAATAACTTTGAAAGAGTAGTTTTATCATCTATTTTCATTGGAACAGTTTTATCAGGTCTTCGTTGATTATAGTTTTTGAATAAATCAACTTCAATTTTTACCATTCCTTCGTTTACTGATTCACCTTTTATTTTATTAATCACACTTTTAAAACTATCACTCATTTTCTGTGCTCTAGCAATTGCATCTTCTTTAGTTTTATATCCTGATAATGCTCCACCTTTTTTAAAATAAACAGTCCAATTAAATTCTTTGTTTGGATTTTGAGAAATAGTTGCGTATATTTTATTTCCTTTCTTTAAAATTATACTATTACCCTTTTTTACTTGTTTAAGTGTATCTCCTTCGTTTACTGATTCCTTCAAGTTAATTTTATAATACAAATACTGAAATACATTTGCCCAACCCGGCAATCCATCAAATTTATAAAATGTTTTTGAACCAAAAGCAGGTGAATCTACCTTTTCTGGTCTACCACCAAGTTTATCTTCATTCTTATTTTTCCAATCTAACCACTTGACATAGGCCTTCATCAAGTTACCTTTCAAATATGGTTTCATAGATGGTTCAACTTTTTTATATTTCTTTAAAAATGCCTCAACTTTTTTGGGTTGTACATTATATACCAAGAAATCTCTAGCTTCGTTTACTGATTCGTTGGGGTTCATCTCTAAATCTTTTGGGTCAACTAAAATAGTTCTACCATTTGGGAACTTAACCATTACATCTCTACCCATAATGTTTTTAACATACCCTGACTTACCTGCGAATTTCTTTTTATCCATAACATATTTAGGATTGTCAATAACCCTAACCATATCACCTCGGTTGAATTTGGCCTCTCCCATCATTCGTTCTCTAATGGTTTGTCTAGCCATTTCACGGATTTTCTGTTCTACTTTTTTAGGTAGTCCTTTGTGTTCGGTTCCTGCGAAGTCTTCAATTTCTTTTTCACTCATAGTATCTACAATTTTTATTATATCTTTACTAACCTCACTACGTGGAGTATCACCTCTTTTAACTGATAGGGCTAGTCCAAAAAGTTTTTGTTGTTGTTGTGATTGTGCCGGCACTTTTAGAATCCTCGTTTCAGTAGGTAAACGTTCCCACCACTAACAGATGAAACTTTTTCTAGTGATAATTCGTGAACTACTCCCGCGTCTAAATCACCCAACGCAATAGTTCCACCATTAGATAAGTGTAAATTGCCAGTAGCACCTGTTCCTCTAATCACCGCACTATGTCCGTAGTTAGAACCCGTCAATACCAACTCTCCCGATGTTACGGTAGTTGAAGTAGCAAACTTGCCGGGGTGTCCTAATTTATTGTATTGTTCAAACGCCATATTCTTGTCCTAATTCCATTATAATTTTTGATATAATATCTTCTGTTTTACAATAAATATCACATACCGTTGGATTTACTCCCTCTGATATTGGTGATAAAAACGCACCGTGAGTTGATGGATTACTTACAAAGTCAAACGCGATTAAGTTAAAGTCTTCTTGAACCTCTAACCCATTTGGTGATTCTTGAACCGAACCCATACCACGAGATGAAATACCTAATCTAATACCACTTCTAAAAAGTTCTTTTAGGATATTACCTGATGGGGTTGGTAATACTTCTACTTTACCTACCACATCATCACCGTTCCATCCAATCTCTACAACATTGTGAGATACATTCTGTAAGTTTACAACAGAACTGTCGGGGTGGTCTAACTCACCCAACGCACGTCTTTCTTGTATAAGTCGTTCATATTGTTTTACCTCACGTTCTAAAATGTGTTTTGGATACACTCTACCGTTTTGGTTTTTAGCACCAGCTCTTTGTAACACTCCACTCACTAACAACTTACCGTTGTCTTCGTGTAATCGTGCTTCAAATAAATTGGTTTCTATCAATAAGTTGTTCATACCCAAACACCTCTTTTCTTAAATAAGTCAAACAATACGTTTGCGATTTCTTGTCTAATAAGTTTTCTAATTTCTCTTAAATCAGATGGTTCAAGTTCTTCATTAACGAACTCTTCAATACGTTCTATAATAAGTTTTTCGTTCATATTGATAGTCTATTCAATTTTTCGTTAATTCTCATTATTCTTGTTTTCATCTCTTTCAACTGTTTACTAGTACGTTTGTGGTATTTGTCTTTACTAACACCACCCTCTGTTCTGATTTTACCGTACCAATTTAAGTATTTTTCAATTTCGTGTAATTGTTTATTGAGATTAGAAACACCGTCTGCAATTTTTCTTGGAGCAGTTCTATTAACATCTCGTTTAAGGTCTAACCATCTGTTCTCTACAATAGTGTATCCTTGGTTTTTTAGATGTTTCTTTTTCTTTTCATCATCACCGTCACCCGAAAACGCAAAAGGAGTATTATAACCCGCTACATTAGCAGTAGTAGTAGCCTCATTCATACTACGAACTTTTCTCAATACCTCTTTTACAATTGTACGAACAACTTTATCCATTCACCTTCTCCAATTCATCTACTAAATCATAAAAATGTAACATAGCCTTGAACTGTTCGTTTCTTACTACATTACCTTTTTTAATCTTATCTATCATTTTGATAGTTTCATTCAATTTAATTTTTGTAATGTCAGATGATGTTTTACCAATCTGATTTTCTAGTGTTTCTTTTACTACGTCAACTTCTTTGTTGATGTATGTTCTCAAAGAATTAGTATTAGAAACATTGTTTATAAACTCTTTTAGTAAAGACTTTTGTTTCTTACCTAATGGTGAATACTTTTTATTAAACTTCTCAATCATTAGTTTGTAAGCCAACAAACGTACTTCTTTATCTTCTTTTAAATATCGTTCTGAAACAGTAGGAGTACTTGATGTGTAATCTCCTTCTTTCATCATAAACTCCATCAAATTGTTTTTACAATCATCGTAGTGTGTGATGGTATTTTCATTTAAACCTTCACCTTCAAACAAGATGTAAATTGACCCCAATACTTTATATTCATTTAGTTGGGTGGAAAACATTTCATCAAGACTATAATGTTTTTTAATTTCTTTTACCAAATTGTATTTTTCGGTCTTTAACTTCTTTATATTTAGTCGTTCTTGTAACTTGATTACTTTTTCTATAAAGTCATTAGCACGTACTTCACTCACAAACTTTTTCTTCATCAACGCATCATACAATGCGTATTCTTTGTATAACTCAGTACCTTTATTGAAATACTTTTTAATTAAAGATAGGGCTTTACTCTCTGATACACCCTCCATAGTATCCACGGTTACTTGTCTAGTTAAAATCTCAAACAAAAAACCCGTGTTTTTGTATTTGGAGTGTTTAATTTTTTTCATATTGTACAATTTTATTATAAATATAAATATAAGTATTATTCATTATCTTTTAATATATTATCCTCGGACAATATAGTAGTAACAGGTTTTACTCTTGGTATATCTTTTTTGAGTGTATCTAAAATACTTTCGTTTCTACTTCTCTCTTTTCTACCAATTGGGTCTCTTCCCATAACATAGTCATCTTTCTCATAACGTGAAGTGTGTTTTGGTCGTCCACCCTGTTTACCATAGTTCTCAAAGTCTTTAGATGTGTAGTAACCTTTATTATCATTTGGTTCACTATATTCATCTGATGGGTCTTCGTCAGATGCGTTTAAAAATTCACCCACACCAAAGTCATCTCCTCCTTCTTCACCACCCTCCATATCACCTTCTTCTTCACCACTTTCTGTTTCAGGGTCTCTACCCTCCATTTCAATGGTGTTAAATCTAAAGGTTTGTTTCATATCCTCCAACAATCGTTCTCGTTGTTCTTCTATGTCATCTTCGGTCATATCAAAGATATTTTCATATATCCAATCCTGTGATAGTATCTTCTCTGATTTAATATCACGAACAAGACCTAATTTAGATGAAAGTATTTCTATTTGTTCTCTTGTATAGATGGTAGATGGGTTGTTTAGTTTGATACTAAAATCAACCAACTGTTCGTCCTTAAATCCTTGTGAATATAAATGAATGATAGCAATTTTAGTCAACTCACTTTCTACAATTCGTTGGATTCTTTCTATGGTTCTAGCAAACCTAATGTCTTCTTGTGCGAGTGTAGCTTTACCATTTAATCCTTCCTCATATCCCAAATATGCTTTAGGGATTTTAAGAGCAGACATCATTTTGTTTTTTAGATACTCAATATCCTCTGTACCGTCATATGATAAACCACTCAATTCATTTATCTCGGTACTGTTGTTTTGACCGCGGACGGGTAAGTAAAAGTCCTCGGTCATATTTTGTATATTGTACTTTAAGTTGTAATCACCTGTGGTTCGGTCTATATGTGGTTCTTTCTTCATCTTGTTGATGACTTGTTCCATATAGTTCTCAACCTCATTGGGTGGAATATTACCAATGTCAATCTTAAACACTCGTTTAGATGGAGCCCTCATTATACGATGAATCAACATAGCATCTTCCATCAACTGTAATTGTTTATGGATTCGTCTAGCATTCTCAACCATTGATTTACCATAAGGGATAAAGTTAGAATCACTCAAAAGACGGAAGTGTGCCATCTCGTAACTTTCATACTCTATATCTTTTTCCAATGTGTTAGAAAACTTCACATAATGTGGATTGTCAGGGTCAGTATCTTCCAATCGTTCAATTTCGTGTACTGATAATGGTTTAACATTTACAATACCATACTTTTCACTTATGTCAAGGTGTAAAAAGAAGTCACCATATTTTGATAAGTTCCTAACCCACGGCCATAAGTTAAACTCTAAGTTCATAATATCATAGTAAAGGTTCTCTAATATCTCTTTGATATTATCATCACTTGAATAAATCTTTAATAGATTACCACTCTCATCACGGGTAGTTGATTCGTCAGCATAAATGTCAAGAGCAGATGCAATAATAGGGTCACTATCCATTATATCATAATCACGGTAAAGTTGTTCCCTCATAGCAGAATATCCCGTGATTTGGTCACGAGAGTTTGCGGTCAATGAACTTCTATGTATTCGTCTAAACTTGTCTTTTAGATAATCTTGGTTAAACGCTTGAAGTTTGGATGTATCACGGACTTTTAGACCTGAACCATTTGGGTTCTTTCTAACAATAACATTCGTAGAAAACAAACGTTGTAATCCTGCCCTTAAACTATTATCTGCCATATTCTGTTATTTTAATTTTTAACGGTGTATCACCTTTAATTACTCTGTGGTATTGTTCTTTTGTTATTTCTAACTTATCTCCTTTTTTCATTGGAAAAGGTATTCCGTCTTCAAACTGAAACATCCAACCTTCACCGTCTAATATCTCAACGACCCTATTTCGTTTATCCCGATGCCATACCAACTCGTCTTCATCAATGTCAGTATCAAATACTCGTACTCTTACATCATCGGTGATTTGATTATCTGTGTATGGGTCTACCAATATCTACCTCCTCCACTCAATCCAAGTTGCTTTGCAAATCTCGGCAAGGCGCACGACCAATACCCCGCAGATGTCTTATCTGTTTTGTCAGGACAGTTGTGTCGGTCACTAAATGCTTTTCTAGCTTTTGGGTCTTTCAATTTTACAGATAATTTACCCCCTCCACCAGCAGCACCAAATGAAACTTTCTTTACCTTATCCCCATCTTTAACATATACATAGAACTTTTTACTACCACCACGTTTGGGTTTGTTTAGTTCTACATCTTTACCTTGATATTCTGCTTCTTTCATTGGCATTGGGAAGTCTAACAATACTTTTTCACCTTCGTATATCCCAATCTTTCCAATATCACTCTTTAAGAAAAACTCTTCTAATTCATCAATGGGTTTTAGTTTTCCCTGTTCGTATAGTTTTCTTGCTTCGTTGTATAACTTAAAATAATTTGCACTTCCAAAACGATATACGTTTTCATCAAGTGGGATATTAGTTTCTTTGTGATATTCTAAACCTTCGGTTAGTTGTATATTTTCTTTTATAATCATAGTGAAAGATACTATTATTTGTATATTATTCCAAATACTTGTCTAATATATAAATATATCCTACTAATTAAATAACCAACGAATATCTATTTCTTCTCCATTGACCACTTGTTTGTATGGGTCTCCCCCTGAAATACTATTGGATGAATATACGGGTGTGGATGATTTCTTCATATAATTTAGAGATTGTTTTGTCAATTCAATTCCTTCTTGTCGTAACCGTAGGGCGGTGTCCCGAACCCAAAGTGCGATGGCGTAACTCATTACCAAGTCATCATTATATCCTCTCATAGCCTCGGCACGTTGACCCAACCAAATAAATGTAAATAGTTCATCTATCAATCGTTCATCAACAATCTCAACTTGTTTCTTTCTAACATATTCATCAAGTTTAGAAATCAACATAGGTCGGGTTTTAGATGAAGTTGTAAATCCTGGCTTGGTAGGATTATCATAATTTTGATGTTTTTTATTCACGTAACTATAATGAACATCTACTACTTGCATATCTGCTGATGAGTAAAAGATGTTTGGATAGTCCAAATCAATCAACTCTTGTAATACCGCCCACCCAATATTCGCGTTCTCCACTACAAGTAGTGCGTTATTGTATTCTCTACCAATAGAGTTGAGTATTCTACCATATTCTTTTGTTTCCACCTTACCCTTGTATGAACCAACTTGTCTCATACTCTCTACTTCCATTATGTGAAAGGCAGAGTAATCTTGTCCATCACCCCTCGCAACGTCAGCAGTAATTAAATAGTCTAATGAATAATCAGGATATTCCCATAACCACAAACCCCCATCTCTACCACGTTTCTCTATTGGGTCTTTAATATGATTATCTTTATACCACTTCAACACCGCACCCTCAATCACCGTTTGACCCGATGATATAAAGTCACAGTCACATTCTTGAGCAGCTAGTTTTACACCCAAAATACTATCTTGTTCATCTCTCCATTCTTGTCCTCTATCGGGGTGTAAACTCCAATGTAAGTTGATTGGATTAAACTTATTGTCCCCTTCTTTAGCCCCTACCCACATTCGGTGAAACCAATTACCCATACCATTGGGAGTAGAAAGTGCTATACACTTACCACCTGTGGCTAGTGTTTGTTGAGAAGCGGCCCATATTGCATCAATGTGTTCTATAAAAGCGGCCTCATCTAATATCAAAAGGGAAAGAGATTCCGAACGACCAGCATCAGGTGAACTTGAGATGGCTTTAATCTCTGACCCATTACCAAACTTTAACGATAATCGGTTGTCTTCAATTGTTTTGTTTTGTAACCACTTGGGTAAGTTTTCGTGTGCATATCTTACTTTACTTACCAAGTTTTTAGCCACATCCTGTTTTGTAGCAATTACCAATACTTTTTTGTTTTTCTGAAATAACATCATCCATAACGCATATCCCGCCGTCAACGTGGATATACCCATCTGTCTAGCTTTAAGGATAATATTATAATCGTTATTTATGAGTTCCTTAAATGCGAGTTCCTGAAAACGGTATAGGTCAAACTTGATACTACCTTTGGTTGGGTGAGCAATCGTCATATACTTTCTAAAGAAATACACAGGGTCTTGTGCCGCCTTTATATACTCTTGTTGTATAATTCGTTTGTAATTTACGTCACTCATTTATTTACCTAACTTTATATAATATGACAATGATAGGTATGGGTTGTATTCTGTTAGTTCACCGTAAGTATCATTAGTAACCCCACCTTCTAATATAAGTAGTCTTTGTTTTTTGGTCTTCCAACCTAACCCTATATTGACAGAACCTAAAAAGTCTGTTTTGTTATACCCAAGACCCGTTCCAATGTAAAACTCATTCTTTGGTAGTTCCTTTACAATAGTTGTATTGTATACAGTTGGAACCTGAAATGTCCATTTTACATTTCTACTTTGTATTTTGTTTTGTGAGATTACGTCTGTTAAAATACCAAACCCCAATGTAGATGGTGGTTGATTACCCGTTTCATCAGTAATGGCGTCAGGAAAGTCATAATCTAATTTAAGTGTATCCAATACGGTGTAGGATGCGAAGTAATCGTCTAATATAGCGGTAGTATCAACATCACTCGGTATTTCCACTCGTACCGTGTCTGTTCTATAAACTGTCTTTGGTACATACTTTGTAACCGTTACTTCTTTTTCTACAACAACTGTGTCTATCTCTTGTGAAAGTAACTCATAATCTTTTCCGTTGACTTGTACCACTTGGAACTCATCATCACGGTTTCCCAAAATATTGGAATACGCGACAACCTGAATAACCAACCCAATGATTACAAGTTCTTTCCAATATTTTCTAAAAAACTTAAACATAACTTATTCATCTAAAAAGTCTTCTAACTCTTTTACTAATTCTTCTTCGGTGGTGTCGTCTTGATTATTCACCACCGTCTTCTACTTGTTTTACGACTCTAATATTTTCACTACCCTCTATGTCGGATAACCCTACGTAAATATTTTCATCATAAAAAAAGTAATGTAATCCATCCAAAGATGCACTATCAAATAATCTTGCATCAACCTCGTCTTGTGTCATATCACCGACTTTGGTTTGGTTGACATCAAATACTTCCCAATTTGCCATTTTATTTTCCTATTTTAGTTTTTTGTATAATGTTTCTTCGGAGTCTGCTTGTGAATACTTATCCACTTTTTTACTAACTCCAACTTTTTTAAGTTCCGAAGATAACCATTTATAATACTTATCATCCCCCATACTGTTTTCAGTATTAGACAATAAGTCATAGAATTTCTTTTCACTACCACCCGATTTCTTAATAAGTTGTTTTGCGTCGGCTTCTACAACCAACGACAACTCTTCTCGGATGATTTGTCTTAACTCACGTTTAGTCAGTTTCATTTTCTGCGTCGTAATTATTATCAACGTAATTGAAGAACTCTTTTTTCTTTTCTTCACTCTCAAAGTCTGCAGGTGAGTTTACACCAAACTTTTTAAGAGCAGCTTGAAAGAACTTTTGATATTTTGTTTGTTCTTCTTCTACTAATTGTGATACTAATTCTTTTAATTTAGAATATTTCATAGTTTTCCTTTTTCTATAAATATAGTTATGAGTTAAATATTTTAGTCCATAACATTACAATACTTGCGGTGATGGATGATAATATCAACCATAAAAACTTTGTAATGTTAGATTTGAATGTCATTAGTTGGTAATGTTCTCTGAATAGTTTATCAAAATCTCGTTCTTTATCTTCTTGTTCTTCTCTGAACTCTGTGTTTTTATTTACCCGTACAACGACACCATTGTCGGGGTTCAACAATGTTTTTTTCATTTCAGATAGGTCTTGATACATTTTCTCTTGTTTCTCCATCATAGTTTCAATGTGGTTCATTATCACCACCATCTCACCATTCGGCATATGTTTTTCAATCGTATCTAAACGGTCAACTAAATTTTGTAAAAGTTCCTTATTCGTTAAACTTTTTGTCGTAGGTTTGTTCATATTCTTTAATTGATTCTTGTAGGTTATCTTCAAATTCTTGTAACCACTCCTTATAACTATCAATTATTTGTGAAATGTTACCATCCACTTCCCACTTTTCTATACTACCGTCTGATAAAACAAACTCGGGATTGTAGTTTTCTTTACTCATATATTCGTTTAACTGTTGGTACTGTTCGTTTAACCACGATTGAGCGTTCTGTATTCTTTTCTTGAACATCACCTCGTCTAATCTACCTTCTTTTCGTAACTCTTCGTGATGGTCAACTAAACAGTTTAAACAAGTACCGTTGGAGTAAAATGCCTTTGTGTCTTTTTGCCCTTTCATTACCTTTTCACATTTAGGACAAAACATAGGTATTCTTGCAGACTGTAACACACTTTTTCGGTGTACACCTGTCTTTGTCTTTTCCCAAGTCTTTCCATTTTCCGTCCATACCTCCCCAATCTCTTTACCATCTCCACTTGGTTTGGTTTGTTTTGGTGTCCCTGTATAACCAACCTGAATACCTTTTTCAACATCTTTTCCTGATAGGATAGATTTTAATGCATCAACATTTTTTTTATTCATAACTATTTTATTATTATTGTTCCCAATCTCTTTGTAGTCAAACCTTCTGATAGGTTAAACTGTTTTTTAAGTTCTCTAATTTTATAAGGGCCGAATACGAATGAGATAATCGTTAAATAAACCTTTATACCCTCACCCTTCGGTAATGATTGTAAATCACTAACGGTTCCGTCCACAGAATCTCGGTATGATTCCATTTTTTCTTTACTAATGATGTATTTTGATTCAGGTATATCATCCTTACCGTCCTCTAATTCTTTCATTGATTTTACAATCTCTTTACGTAATTCTTTGAGATATTTTACTGTCTTGGATAATGCTTGAGGTGCAGTGTATTTGATTCGTTTTTCCTCCACCATATCATTATACGCAACTTTTAATACATCGTCCAATGATTTAACTTTAAAGTTAGGGTCTGATTGTTTTTGTGTAAATGCCCAATCTACTGATTTCTCTATAACTTTCGCAAAGTTCTTCATAATATCAGCATTACCAAATATATCATTCTTTATATTGGTATTCACTTTTTTAACCGCCATCATAACATCTTTGATATATTGAGAACCTGCTTGATTGGCTTGAGTGAACGCGTCTTTATCTACAAGTTTTACTAATAAGTTGTTACTGAAATCTCGTAGTATCAATCCTTCAGGTTCTACATTCCCCAATACAGACTGTCGGTTCATAATCATATTTTTCATAAACTGTCGTTTGATACTATCCATTAACGACTGTATCACTCGTTTAGCCTTTTCCTTTGTAGGTTTGTCTGCACGTTTACGTGACTTTAGGATGTCAAAATACTTCCTGTACAACTCTTCTAATGTAATTAGATGGTAGACATCAAACTTAAACTTATCGGGTTTTAGAAGTGGTTTTTCATATACCTTCCAACCACCCTTGTCATTTAGTTGTGTGGCTAAACTGTTAAATACTTTTTTACTGTATGGTTTGTTTAGTATTGACTGTCCGTCAACTTTTACATCAAACAATACAATCGCACCATTACCAATCTTACTCTTATCATACTTCACAATGTTGGTCTGTGAAGATGGTAGGAGTTCTCCAAATACTTGTAAAGTAAATGGTTTATCCTTTTTCTCAAACCCACTAACCATATCTTTTACAGTTTTAAGAATACGTGAGTTTGATTTTAGAATATTGTGATAGTCTTTAATGCCTTGTAAGAAACTAAAATCACCATACACCGATGGGTCGGTTACAGGTTTAGATGATTTGGTCTTACTGTAAAACTTATTGTCATTGTCAAGTCCAAACGAAAAGTTCATACCATCAATTTTCTCACTTATCTCAACATCTCTGTTTTCAATGTTGACAAATGATTTTACAAAGTTGATAAAGTCATCGGTAGACATTTCATCTAAATGAATGATTTTATCCATCTTTACAATGTCTTCTGTTAAGATGTCATACGTAAGTATATCAAGTTTTTTCATTACCATCTGTTTTTAAGGAAAGGGAATTGTTTTTCTATGTATTCTTCTAATGACCTATTCCACTTGGCGGCCGCTTTACCTGTATCAAAGTTTTTCTTCATTTCGGTAAATACACCCAATACACCACGAGGAGTAATCAGTCGTTTTTTTAGAAGTTCTTTCATTATATTCATAACATCATCAAACTTATTCATTCGTTCAATAGCGTTTGATACTTTAAACTTTCGGTCTAATACCTTCTCCCAAGTTTCAGGGGTGTTTTCCTTACTGAATAACATATCAATCATAAGGTCAAATGCTTTTGGAACACTTTTAAACAATGAACTAGGGTAACGGTCTTTGAGTAAATCGTCTTGGTCTACCAAATACTTTTTTAGTTTACGAATGTCTTTGATTTTGTTTCGTAATAAATCAACAAGTTCTAATGTTTGTTGTTGTTTGTCCTTATCTCTAAATCTACTAGCCTTCTTTTCAAGTGTGTCTGCAATTGTATTTACATCATTGTATTTGTCATTCCACTTGAATTGTTTAAATCCACTCTCAGCTGCACTTAAACCCATAGCCTTCACAACTGTTTTAGCCAATTCAGACCTGTGTGCTCCTTTGAGTATAAAATCTCCTTTTTGTGATGGGTCTTCGTCTGAAAAGTATTTAAACTTTCTCATATAGTTATACACCTCATCTTCTTCCGATGGTTGTGAAATCATCAAATCAACTTGATATTTACTTTTACCAAATGGATATGCGACACTAAATATGTTTCCAAAAGCGACTTGATAATCATAATCTCTTTTTTGAGCCCAACTAACCAACTTACCCACCGCACTTCTACTATCTTGTTTAGCAATAGCAAGTAAGTCTAAATCACCACTCATCTTTTTAGCCGTAGGTAGTTTCTTTAGAATAGCACGAGTACTACCTAACCCAACCACACTATCCACCTTTACGATGTTTAGTGGTTGTAATACTTTTTTAATAAACTCACCCACTACCTTGTCTGCGACAGATGATGGTACTTGAGTTACTCCCGGCAATGCTCCACTTTCTGACAAAATACCTAATGTTTGTTGAATTACCATTTCAGAGAAAATGTCTTTGTCGGTGTCTAAAATCATTTCTTCACTAGAATATACGGATTCATTTAGAGAAAGTCCAATACTTTCTTCAATTTTTGTATTTTCTTTTCCAATAAACATATTCTCAAGTATACCCGCGTATGGTGTATCCTCAATATACACCTCCATAGTATAACTCTCATCTATGTCTTTGTATTTTACTTTACTGAAATCGTGAGTAACTTGTATGAGTTTCTTTATAGGTAAGTTTATTTGTATTACATTCGCTCTATGTTTATCATCAATATTGTATAGGGCGTTTGCACGATGGTGTCCGTCAAGTATGTAATTGTCAGATGAAATTATAAACGGTTTCTGTAAACTTTCCTTTCCACCTTTTTGTAATAGTCCTTGAATTTTCTTTTTGTTTAGATGTCCTTGTGTATTTTTGAGTGTAGATATTGGTAGTTTCTTTTTTCTAACTCTAACACCCATATCATCAATGTATCGTATGTAGTCACCCATCAATGTTGACTTGATTTGTGGCATCTTACTTCTGTCTATACCAAGTGAATCAGGAAGTGTGTGTATGGATTCAAAATGAAACGATGGATTAGATGTTTTAAAGTCATCTTTTCTCATTATGGTTTTAGCGATTACTTTGTTCGCTTGTTTCATAAATGGAATATTAAGTTTAGTTCGGTTGTCTTTTGCAACTATTTGGTCGTATTTTTTTATAAACTCTAAAAAGTCTTTCTTCTTTTTTGATAGTCTTTTGAAAAATCCAATAAGTTCTGCTTGTGATATTTCTTTTTTGTTTCTTGGGTCTTGTAGTCGGTCAAAGAAGTGTCTACCTGTCAATACCACATCTACGGGGTTGAGTTGTGAGTCTGCGTAGTTGTCTATTTTCTTTAAATCTGAATATGGTATTTCGTTCATCAATGACTCTTCCAAGTCAATTGCTTTTTGTACCCCCTTAGTTCTATCTTTTACAGGTTGGTTTTTTATAGATTTTGCGGAATCAACTGATAATTTTTTTGTAAGTCGTTCTTGTTGTTTAGATTGTTTTATCTCCCAACCCAAAGACTTTAACATATTCATAACGTGTTTTTTCCACTTATTATATGCCTGAACACCGTAGATGTCCTCTTGGTTTGTAGGTGTTGTTACACCAATATCACCCGATGGGAAATAGGAAACAGAACCAACCGGCCCATTTGGATAAATCGGTGGGTTTAATTCTTGTTCTTGGTCGTCATCTAACATATAGTCAACGATTTCCCAACCCGTGTCTAGTAATCCTTTATTATCACTAACACTAGCCCTTTTATACGCATCAAAGTTAGGATACATAAACCCCGGCCCATCATCAGGGCCTACATTACTTAAAGATGCTTCATTTACAAAATCCTTTACAATTTCATCTAATGTTGTATTAAAAGAACTTTGGTCTGAAGTTTCTTCTATTGCTTCAATGATTTGTTTACCTATTTCGTTTCCTAAGTCTTTTGGGTCTATCATACACGGATTAGTTTAATGATACATATAAATATCAAAGTGTATGATTTAATCTAAAAATAAGAAAGACACACCACGTTTTTGAACTACTTTTGTAGCATTCTCATTCGCAGTACGAATGGCGTGTTTGACATCTTTGTTATGTAAATAATCCCATACGAATGAAGCCGTCCACGTATCCCCAGCACCACTAACATCTCTAACCTCTACTGATGTATCAACAGGGTAAGTTATTCCTTGGTGAGTACACCCTTTTTGAGATTTGGTTACAATTAGTTTATCTTCCACATCTTTGTAGTTTGCTCCGTGTGCTCTACACTTCTCCCATTCAGCCTCATTCATCTTTACAAAATCAAAATGCTCAAAATAAGAAAAGTCTTTGTATTTTTTTGTATCAACAAAAGACCACTTTGACCGTTTACCTATCTCAACCAAGTCTTTAAATGATAAGTAACCTTTGTCGTAGTCTGCGACAACAACACCATCGTACTTATCAAAGTCAACATCATTTATGTTAAACTTATCCTCACACCAATCATCCTCGTCCACTCGTAACAACATTTGATTTGATTTCTCTTCTACATATCGGGTTTTTATAATGTTGTCATTGTTGGTAATCATATTCACAAAACTTGCACCTAACCCTCTAAGGTTTGCGAATACATTACCCGCCATTCCCATATTCATCACTTCACGAGTTGGATTAAACACAGGTACGGGTGCTTCGGGACAAATCCTATCACACGTTCCGTAAATAAAAACGTCTGTGCAACTATCCCCTATTACTAATATCTTCATATGACTCGTATTTTTCTCTTGTTATTCTGTAACTATCGTCATCAAAGTGTTCGGTTGATACTTCAAACATAATTGAATTATCTTCAAGTGCGATTAGTTGATGTGGTTGTCCCCGTTCAACGGTAATGGTTACACCACTATTTAGTATCAACGAATTACATTCCCCATTTTCTGTATCAATATATCGTAACTCAAACGAACCACTTTGAACATACCACGTTTCTTTTTTCTTCAAGTGGTAGTGCATTGAAAAGTAGTTTCCTTCGTTTGGAAATACTAGTAGTTTACCACAATATTCCTCATCATTATGAATCCATTTTTCATATCCCCAAGATTTACTAACTATCTTTGGTTGTTCTATTTTCATATGAAATAATATTTGTTGTACTAAAGTTATGGTTTCTGTCAAAATAAACAATATTTTTAAATAAGTCAAATCCAATAATTTTTTTATCTTTGTAGTCTGACCCAATAACCATAGTGTGGGGGTTCTCGTTTTTGATGTGCCATATCAATTCTTCATCACTACCAAACATAACAACTTTGGTTACGTCTTTTAGTCGGTAAAGATTATACTTACGTTGAGCGTGAGTGTGGTATGGTCGGTCTTCTCCTTTTAATTGTTTAACTCGTTCATCGGTATCTATACCCACAACTAGTTCATCACCAAGTGAACGTGCATATCTAATCATCTGAAAATGTCCGTGATGTAATATATCAAAACAACCGTTTATCCAAATCTTCATAAATACTGTTTGTATATTTTTTGTTCTCGTAAGTCTTTGTATGTTTCACTACTGCCAACAGGTTCGTTATAGTCTTTTATTTCACCTGAATTGAATATGTCTAAACCTTTTTTGGCATCCTCGGGGGTCATATACATATGCCACCCTATACACTCAAATTCATCATCTTGGTATAGTTTGTCTTTGTGTCGTCCATCGTATACCATCGGTCTACTCCATTCAACAAAGTCTTTATCGTTGGTGAGTATCATTCCACCTTTACCTATATTTAGTATCTTTTTTAGATGAAATGAAAGTATCATATACTTGTCCTCATACCCCCTACTCATATCTTTGTGAAATGATGTAGCCGCGTCAATAATACCTGTATCCCCAATTGGGTATAATCCCTCCCATTTGATGTCTTCAAACTTTGGTCTGTTTCCACTTAAAATAATTTGATTGGGAACTGATACATAAGTGTTAGATGGTATTTCAATGTCACAGTCTGTGATGTTGAGGTAGTGTAACATTAGTCGTATTGCGTTTGAGTTAGAATCACACGCCACACCATACTTATACCCACAGTAAGTTGATACTTCCCTCTCAAAATGAGTAACCCAATCCCACGGGTCATTTATCGGGTATAGTGGGTAATATATCATATTTGGTTTAGAGTTCATTAAATACACCGTTGTCAATTAAATAGTTAGACCATATTTGGTGAGCGTCTTTAGTTGGGTGTCGTCTTGGTAATAATCCACCATTTCGTATTACATTATACATCGTATCACCTGTGAATGATGTGGGAAGAAGTCTATACATTTGTTCAAAACTGTATTGGTTTTTGTCCCGACCAAACTTGTCTATTTTGTTTTCAGGTTCACCCACCCATTCATAATCATAGAATACATTAAACATATAGTGTTTGATGTTATGGTGTGTAAGAAATGACTGTAAACATAATACGTAGTTGATTGTCCGTATGTATGATGGTAGTAGTTGTGTTTGATTCAACACAAATTCATCTTCGGTTGTTCTGTCTTGGTCGGGGTCTCCCCATTTGTCATAACCAACCCAAAGTCTTTCTTGTTCGTATTCATTCCCATTCCACCATTCAAATCGTGTGGGTGCAGTCCAACCAATTAAAACAAATATATCATCAACAGTAACCCAACCCATTTCTTCACTCCATAGTTCTTTGGTGTCTATCCAATGTGAAACATCACGAATGATGTGTCTAAAAATGTAGTCGTTAGATATACCCGCGGTGGAGTTGTTACAATCAACCAAGTTTAGTTGTTTTGATATATGATGACTGAACCGTTCTGTTTGTTTATTTTCTAATTCAGCACCCCAACAAACAGAATCACCTATTGTATATAAACCTGTCAAAGTAAATTATTTTGTTTTAAAAATTCTTTAAGATATTTGTACCCGTCGTGTGTATGTTGATACGTTAATTCACGGTTGTGTAAAAATCGTTCTATGTTCTCATAATAAAAAGATACTCCATCCGTGTCAAGTGTTTTTTTAATTTCTTCAATAATAAGTTCCATCCTTTTTTTCTCATCGGGTTCTTCATCATATGAGTGGTCAATTATATCATCAAAAACATCATAACCAATTTCTCGTAAAAGTTTAACGTGGTACGGTTGTGTAACAAAAATGGGTATTTGTTCCATCATAAATGGTTTAAATGTTTTCTCGGTGAATGTGTTAGTGTCTTTAATATCGTCACAAGAAAAACTACCATACGTATTTTCTGTAACTACATTAAAGATAGAACAATATACTTCTTGTCTAACCTTTCTATTCGCCATTTCAAAATTATCATAATTCAATGGTAAATTGTTTTTATAGTCTAGTAGTTGGGTGTGTTCGGTTTTATTAATATATTTATCACGTAATAACCCATCAACTAATTCGTTATATATTTTTTCATTTAATTTAGTTTCATCGTAATGGTCATAGAATTTAAAACTGCATCTAATTTTATCAATCAAATTATTTTTTAAAAAGTGTGATAGTAATAAAACTCTACTAGCACGAGCACTGCCGTTGAAACACATAATAGAGTTTTCTCTATGTTGGTTAGGTTGTAATTCAAAACAATCCCAATATGAATCGGTATATGGTGTACCAAAATATAAAAAATTAGCAAGTTCTCTCTTTATTAAAACAGTACTGTTATGATATTCTTTTCTAATAGGTGAGTCAAAATCTGATACTAAAAAGAACTTATATTCGTTATACTGTTCTACTACTCTATTGTATTCATTGAAAAAGTCAGTTATACAACCACTTTCACTAACAATGTCAACTAATATTTTGGTGTCTTTGTGAGAATACTTGAGTACATCCTCCATATCATTTTGTAAATCATCTCTATCAATTATGATTATATCAAACACCCCATCTCGTTGGTCGGATGGTCGGTATAACATACTGAATAATCTAGGAGAATTTCCCCCATAATTTAAAACTTTAAACATATATTTCTTATATCTTTTAATTGACTGTTTGCAGAGTGTATCATTGAAGTAAAATTATTTTCTAATCGTCTAAAATTATCTAAATAAAATAAATGTATATCCTGTAAACTCATTTCTTTTATTTTCTTCAAATTCTTATCAAACTGTTCGTACATTTCTTTATCATCAACACACAATGTATTATCAAAAAAGTCATCAAACATATCAAAATTCATATCACGTAAATATTCATTTAATCTACGTTGACCAAATATCAATGGTATATTAAATCCCAAAAATCCTTTATACGCTTTTTCAGATGTTGACACCGCATCACGTATAATAAATCGTGTTTCTGTTGTAATATAAAAGTAACTTGTTAGTGATAGTTGAGGTGGTACTAAAAATGCTTTATATACATTTGGGTCGGGTTCATTAGTATCACATAAATATGGTATTTCAAACTGTGAAATGTATTTAGTATATTCGTTTTCATCAAACCCAAAAAAGTTCATAACTTCGTGTTTTTCTTCAGGTGTTCCCAAAGAACGGGTGTAATCCATATAAGAAAAATAACCCTCGTCAATTAAGTCATTTTTTTTAATCAACTCATAACAAGCCAATCTATGAGGTTTGTGTACTCCATTGAAAAAGTTGTATTTTTTAAATCGTTTTATAAAATAACTGTTATTGAACAACTCAATCATAAAATTATTATATTCACCCTGTAATCCTGAATTTAGAAAATAGTAATTATAAATGTTACTGTTTTTTGTTACCTCATAATCTTCAACAGAGTTTGTAATTAAAATACAATTATTAGATGGTTTTGTTCTGTATGTGAAGTTGTGTGTCTCGTGGTCAAAGAAAACAAACAATGTTTCAGGGAATGAATCTGATATGTCAAATATATCATCAGGGTTGTAATGTGAAAACAAATCGGCATTTAAAAAATAAACCCTAGGACTCTTGGTCTTTACAAAATTATAAATTTCTGATTTAGTCAGTTTATTTTTAAACTCGGTATACTGTACATCAGGTAAGTCTAGTAAATAAACCAATCGTTCTAAGTCAACATAACTTGGGTCATATTTACTTGATGGTGCATATTGAAACTCTTTATACTCGTGAACGTGTATCATAACATTGGTAATAATTCTTCTTTTACGAACTTTTCCATCATTTGTGGAGATGGATGACCCCAACCATTTGGTTGTATTTTTAAATATTCATCATATGTCATATTAGGTGATTCTTGGAAAACATCTACACCGTCAATTCTATTATCAATAGTCCATTCCAAAAGTCCATTGTAGTTTTTATAATGCCAATGATTGGAAGTATCTATTGGTAATTTTGATACATACGGTTTTAGTATTTCGTAATTATCAAACCAAAGTTTTTTAGTGGGTATATCAGAATTGTTTTCAGGTGCACCAAAATGACATTCATATGTTTCCTGTGAATATGGATTTCTCATACTCATATAGTAAGTTTTTATACCTAACTCTTTACACGTTTTTTCTAACAACAACCAAACTTCTAACCAACTCATTGTTTGATTGAGTATGTTATTCCAATTTACCTCAAGTTCCCAATACTTTACTGCATTGTCTATCCCTAAATGTTCTTTTGCGCCATCGGGTGGAGAAAACCCACCTGTCAAGTAAAACACACCACCATCGGTTTTCCAAGTTGGAGTATAATACAATAAGTGACCAAACTGTTCCATTTCATCGGTGTAATCTTTTTCCACATAAATTGATTCTCTAACAGGGTCTGACCATTGTGTTATACAGATTATATCTTTACTATCAATACCCTCATCAATCAGTCTATTAATATGATACAATAGAATACGAACCATTGATACGTTATCATTGGTTGCATTTCCAAGATTTAGAACTTTGTAGTCATCACCTAATTCTTTTTGTAAAAACTCCGGCCAAGATGCACGAGTATCATTATGTAAATCTTCATCTAATCTATTTACGTCTAATTTTTTATTCTTTGTGAATGAACAACCTGTTGTCAGTATGTATTTCATATTATTTGTTCTATAATTGACTGTGATATTTCTTTTGATGCGATGTCATTAGGATGACCTATATTACCCTTATTGTATTTTTCATAATCAGTAAATAAAAATTCTAAAATAGTATCATAACCATTAACCTTTAGGTTGTTGTTAAATAATATATTATTAAAATTTTTATTTAATACAAATGGATAATGATGTGGATAATCACTAAAATTATATTTGATATTATTACTATGTTCTGAAACTGCACCCCGAACAATGACAGAATGATTGTCAACATCTGAATTTATTTCTAACTTTATTGGTGATATTGCGTCAATAAAAAAATATGGTATGTTAAACAAATTAAGAAAGTTTGTTAATTTATGAATTGCCATATATGATTTGTAATAACAAAATAATACATCAGAAAAAAATATTCTAGCATCTTTATATTCATAATACTTTTCACCTTTTAAAAAGTCTTGGGGTTGTACAGTATCAAGTATTAAATATTCTCCCATATTATCCGAACAAAAAATACTACTCATTAATCTACTAGGGTCAGACCAAGCGATACCAACAATACTTTTTTCCAAAAGATGTCTATTATTTTCTAAATAGTAAATCACAGAGTCTGCGATATATTCATTACCACTACCACCTCTTGCTTGATTATGTAGTTCTAACCCAAGAGAGTTGGCTAGGTAATACGCCCAACTACCTTTTTCACCCATATGAAATCCATCTGTGAATGAACACCCCGATGTTACTAAATAATTTTTACCGTTTATATCAATTTTCATAACTTTTCCTTAGATAATTCTTACCAAAACTTCTTCGTCTAGCGTAGAATATACTTTCCATAAACCAATCTATATCTTTACTTTTTATTGGGTCGTGTGGATAATACACATCAATAACTTCTTTGTTATTTTGTAGTGGTGATTCTGTATCAGTTATGTATGTGAATATGGTATTATTAAGTCCAACCGTATAGTCCGATATATCATTGTGTTTTGTAACTACACATTTATTCAGTCGTGTCAAATCGTTATATAAGTCATCCGACAACTCATAACTTTTTAAGAACTTATCCACTAACATATAAATATAATCATACATAGAATTATTGTGTATTGTAAATAATGTTCTATATTGATTTGTTGCCGCGGATATATCAACACCACCTATTTTCTTTTGTATCTCTAACCCATCAACATACCAATTCTTTATTACAGTAGTCATTTCATCTTCTTGTTGTTTCCAAAAAGAATCTGTCTGTAAATACTTTCTAAAATCGGTATAAAACTTTTTGTATGGTATATCTTTGTATCGTCTTAAAAATCGTGAAATGTATTGTGAGAATCCACCTGTGTGCCACGTTATAAGAAACCACGACAGTTTATACGCTTCAACCATTTCATCTAAACTCATTGTTGATGTTTCAGTTACTATCTCACTATATTCAGGTGCTTCATTATCTACACCATTGGGGAAGTAGTCAGCAACTTTCATACCTTTAATACTAAACTCTTTACGTTGAGATAAGTTCATCTCAGCATTTTCTAATATTTGTGCTTGCCAGACTTCTATACTATCGTGTTGTCCGACCTCAAACACACCATACAATGTGTCCTCCCACGTTTCTAATGTTTCACCCGGCAACCCAACTATCAACTCAACATTTAATGGCACTCCCTCTTTCTTACACTCATAGAATATCTCGTTTATTTTATTCACACCCATATTGTGTCGTTTGATAGTCTTTAGGGTATTCTCATCAAGACTCTGTAATGATATGGTTAGTCCGTTGTTAAAGTGTCCACTCTCAATTAACTTTTTAGCTATTCCAACAACCTCTGACTTTTGGTTCTTAGCCCAACTCCAACCTGTTCGGTATGGAAACCCATATTTCTTTTGTACCTCAATCAACTTATCCACTATGAGATTATCACGTTCTACAAACAAACCAAAGTTGGAATCGGCGACATCCAAATAACCTATCTTGTTTTTACCCATCCATTCTATCTCATCAAACACACGGTCTATTCCAAATTTTTTCATTCTACTGTATGTTAGAGAACCCCAATCACAGAACGTACATTTGTAAGGACATCCTCGGTTTGTTTCTAATGTACCATTCCATTCTTTTTCTAATGGTAGTATGTCATCAAAAATACCTGTTAAGTACGGTGATGGTACATCGTCTAATGTCTCAATACGTACTGAATCACCTGTATCAACTCGTAACCCCTCAACATTTATCAACAGTCCCTTCACATCCATATAATCACCACTTGATACTAAACGGTCAAGTAATGATGTGAAAACAAACTCACCCTCTTGTTTTACAACCACATCACAAAATGGCATTACATCATTAAAAATATTAGGGTCGGTTATTGGTGGTTCTGGCCCACCAAATACTGTAAAGACATTTGGGTTTATGTCTTTTATCTTTTGAGCGAGTGTAAAGTTATAGTTTCGGTTCCAAACATATGTAGAAAACGCAACTACCGTACTATTGGATAAGTCTTGTGCCAACTCATCCAATGGTTCTCGTTTATAAACAAATTTATGAAGTTGGTAGTTTTCTTTTACTATATCATTTGTTAGGGCGTGAGACCATAACAAACCACAACTATATGGTAAGTATGATGCAATACCACCCGGCCCTTGTTTAAAGTTGGGTTGGACAAATGATATAATACGTTTCATTATTTCTTTGGAGTATATCCATAATCTTCACCACCTTGTCCAACAAAGTGTCCATCCCAATTTTCTTCCTCGTGAAGTTTGTGATGTGAGTATTCGTTTGTCTTGTACGTACTACGGTGTGGTGGATTGTCTTTATCATACTCCGATGTTGATATGTAATAGAAAAATCTAATAGCACATCTAGCGTAACTATCAGGTGCGTCCACTTGACTTACTCGGTGGTATGGGCCTTGTTTGACATTTTCATTGATTACAAATCGGTTAAACCGTGGAGATACAGACTCAATCAAATTAGCATTAGGGTTTACATCTACATTATCATCATAATACTGAATATGTCCTCCCCATTCATCTTTCCAATCGGGTGTGATGTAAAGTAGTGATGTTAGTTTTCGGTGTAGTCGTATTCGGTCATTCCAATTAAAATCATAATGACAACCAAGGGTTTTTCCGTTTCTAATAATAGAATAACCTGCACCAACCAAATGTGGGTCGGGTAGTAATCCAACAATCCCCGTCATCTGTTCTAACTCATATAAGAACTCACCCGAATGCATTATATCATAGGTTACTTTGTGTGCGGTTGGTAGGGAGATTAAATCATTAAACTCTTCCATACGAGAACCTGCCCGTGTAAATACAGTCCAACCTCCTTTGGGTGCGTTCATACATTCTTCATACAACTTATATACAGTATCTTCGTCTAAAAAATTATCTACTTTGGTTCTACCAAATCCATACTTCTTTTTATTCTCTTCCCATTCAGTTTTTTTATTTATCATATTATTTCTCCCAACTAATTTCCCAATCTTTAAAGTCAGCGGCCAAACAATCAATCTTGTAATCTTTTCTACCACCAACTTTTTCTTGTATTTTGTTTTTAGCGGTATTACGTATTCCGTTTAGTCCGTGTGTTAGTTCCAAGTTATTACCATCTTTAATACCTTTACGGTAATTAGATTCATTATGCCAGATATGTAGGTTCATTTGAGATAATACAACAATAGACCTAACAAAGTCACCATCAATAGTAAGTTCTTCTGATTCTGATAATATCTCGTTTATGTCGTGTACAATGTCTTTTATCTCTTGTGAGTATTCATCTTTGTGTTCGGGGATAAACACTTCTTTTAACTGTACGATAGACAGTCGGTCAATTAGTTCTGATAATGTAGGTAAATACTTTCTACTCATTTTTTATATACAAATGGGTCTCGTTTTTTGAGTTCTTCCAAACGTTCTCTATAACGTCTTTCTAACTCTTTTTCTTGTTTTCGTTTCTTAAAGTATTGTAGTATCTTTTTAATCATTATGACTCGTAATATAATTCAGGGTACTCAACCATTATGATAGGGCCATCGTGATTCATAGCCATCTCATAACCGTCTCTAATTTTGTTGTAAGAGTTTAGATTGATTACAGGAGTATCAACCAACATTCGTTTAACTTGTTCGGTGTAGTTCCCCTTGTGTTGGTGGCCGGGGTCAAGTGGTTTATCACTACCCTTACCTACTCTAATAATCAATCGTGGTTTCCATTCATCATCACTCATCAGTCGTATCTTATCAACGTGATTGACTAATTGATTCATAGCACAAATTAAAAAATCCCAACGAGGATAGAAAGAAACTACACGATAGCCTGCCATAGCCAACCCAAGACTCATACCCATTTGGGTTTCCTCCATTACGGGTGTTTCTATCATTCTCCACTTTGGTAGTCCCTCAATAGTTTTACTCATCGGGTTTCCATAATACACAATCTGTTGCCCTACAAATATAGTATCAGGGTCTTCCATCAACATACTCATTGAGTCTGTCAAAGCATCTACGTATGGTGTAAATTGAGGATTACTCATTATGGTTTGGAGTTTGGGTCAAATTGGTCTTTGTTTTCTTTATACCACTCAAGTGCATCTTCTAACCCACTTCGTAAGTTCCACTTTGGTTCCCACCCAAGACTTCGTAGTTTACTGTTGTCTAGTAGTCGGTAAGGAATCATTGGAGCCTTATTATTTACAAACTCAACAGGGTTGTCATTGTTCTCAATTTCTTTGATTGTATTGAGAACTTCCATTACTGTATATCCTTCTCCATAACTTACATTATAGATGTCATAAGTATCAACTTTTTCAGCAACTGTAATAAACCCACTCACCATATCGTCCACGTGGATTACATCTCGTACTTCTGTACCATCACCCCAAAGTGGAATTGGATTCAGTCCGTCTGCAACTTTACGGATATTCGCAGGTGTTACGTGGCATTTCTCAAAGTCATACTTATCGTTAGGCCCAAACGCATTGGATGGTCTAATAATAATACACTGCATTGGATTGTGGATTTGGTTGGAGAAGAAATCACACAATGTTTCACAATACCGTTTCATCCAACCAACTGCTTTGTAAACAGGTACAATATCAGGTGTTTGCACTTCTATATCTTCCGTACACGGTTCCATCCCCATATCAGGGTATGTTGTGTTAGATGAGATAAACATAAACTTTCTAACGTCATTTTTCCAACTCTGTTCCATAAGATTTACATTCATCTCAATGTTTGGAGTTACGTGAAGTAATGGATTGTATTGTGTGTCTAATGCGTTTGATGTATTTGCGGCACAATGAAATACAACATCAACATCTTTTGATACAACTTCACAAAAGTCTGCGTCTTGTAGGTTTCCTTTAATGTGTTCTACACCCCCAAAGTCATCTCGTAAATCTCTACTCCAAGAAGTAGCACGTAAGTTGGTGTAACCCAACTCGTGTAACATTTTAAGTAATCGTGAACCTATAAATCCACTTGCACCTGTAACTAATATTTTATCTTGTTTTTTCATAATATTTGTATGTTTCTTTTATTCCTTCTTCAAATCCAAGTTTTGGTAATAATCCGAATTGTTCTTGTATTTTAGTACTCATTCTTCTTCTCATATCACCATTGGGTTTGGATGTATCCCAATTAATTTTTATTTCTTTACCACTTACTTTAGATACCGTTTCAATCATTCTTTTAATTGATATCTCTTCTCCACTACCCAAATTAGTAGTAATGTGTAGTTCTTTCTCTAAACACTTAATACAACCATCAGCAACATCTCCAGCGTAGATAAAATCTCTCGTTGGTGTACCATCTCCCCATGCTTCAATCTCACCATCTGATTCATAAACTTTTCTACAAGTTGCTCCGATTACAGTTGCACCTTCACCGAAGTTATCATACTCACCAAATATGTTTGCTGGTCTTACAATCGTCCATTTATTATAACCCTCTTGAATCTTGTATGCCTCCAAATATAATTCAGGTATTCTTTTACTCCACGATGGGAACCAATCGTTTGATGATGGTAATGTTTTCCATACAGTATCTTCTACAAATTCTTCGGCTGGTTCATAAACACCAACTGAACTCATAAACACTAACCAAATCTTTCTTTTTACACAATTATCAATAATATTAGTATTTACCTTAATTGATGGTTCTAAAAAATCTATTGGTTTTTCTTTTGCTCTCATAGGAGAACCTTTGATACCGAAAGCATTTATTACACCACCGAATTGGTATTCACTAAATAATACATTAACATCATATGGGTCTCTTAAATCCATATTATGAAATGTAAACTTATCATCTTTTGGTAAATTATCCGATTGATATAAATCTACACCAACTACATAATAATTTTTTTCTAATAGTTTGTGAACTAAATGAGTTCCAACTAATCCGCCACAACCTGTAATTAAAACCTTTTTACCATTCATTTTCTATCTCTTCTAATATTTTTGGGATTGAGTTTATATACATACTTTGATGTAGTTGTCTATTGAATATACAAATTTCTTTTGTCTTTTGGTATAATTCGTTCATTTCCTCTATACTCATCTTATTTAGTGATAAAATAAGTTCTCTGACTTTATTATAACGAGCGGTAGGGTCTTCTATTTCATCGTAACTCTCGTCCCAAAAGTCTGAAAATGTTTTGAACCCATAAATTTTGAGTCGTTCTAAATAACCAACAGGGCCTAATACAATAAATGGTTGATACATTAATATGGGTTTTAATATCTTTTCTGATAAAAATAATTCATTATCATTAAAGGATGTTTCCGTTACTATGTTAATACACGTGTCTAAAAACAATTCTTTTTTAAATGTATCACTTACTCTAAAACTAGTCAAATCACCAACGGTGTCTAACTCAATAGGTAATTTAGATTCCCAACCATCAACATAATCGTTGGGTGTGTAAATAGGTGGTGTTTCTCCCTCAAAAAACAAAAAACTACACAATGATTCTTTGTGTAGTTCTAATAGATAAAGAAAAAATAAACCCAATCTATGTGGTTTTTGCATATTTCTATTAAAAGATAAAAACTTGTAATTTCTGAAATTATCTAGTTCTTTAATTTTTATATCCTTACTCTTATAACCTAAATCATTATGATTATTACTAAAAAAATGATTATACATATCCCAAGTACTTTCTTCTAAAAAATAGTCAAATGAAATAACATCACTATATTTTGATGAAACATCACTTGATAGTATTTTATAATCTATACCATCTAGTAATTTTCTAATTCTATTTAATTTTATATCATTTACGGGGTCTGCGATGAAACAAAGTAATACCTTACATTTTATCTGTTTGAGAAAATCAATAATATTTAAAAAGTGTTCGTTATGTTCACTATCACCAACAGTTTCTATAACTATTATATTCTTATAACCGTCTCGTAATTTAAAATTATCAGTATAAGAATAATTTGATTGTATGTAATTTACAATAGGCCCCTGTTTAAGTTCAGGGTTATCGGGGAATACAAAGTTTAGAATACTACCCATTTTCCTGTCCCGTAATGTGGATACTTTGACTGATATTCATATCTAACAACATCGTTGGGTAATTCTCTTGTCACACCATTCCAAGTATCTTTTGTAGGTGTATTGGTAGAGAATCCATTGTCTTCTACTACAAAACGAATTGGTAAATCAAAACGTTGTGCGTACTTATGAACTTCATAAAACCCACCTGTCTCAAATGTCATATCACCAATAAATACCCAAACAGTTGTATCACTAACTTTTAGTTTTTGTGCTTTTGCAACTCCCAACGCGATAGGTAGTATTCCACCTACGATGGCGGATGAGTAAAAGTTATTTTCTTTATTCACAACACTAATACTTCTACCCTCCAAGATGTGGTCGTATAACCATTGTTTATCTACCCCGTGGAGAAGAGCGTGGTAGTGTGACCTCCAAGTAGAAAATACATAATCGGTTGGTGATATTCGTTTAAATATCTCAATCAATTGTTTTTCGTTTCCGTGAGATAAGTGAACAGGGCCTCGGATATTACCACCTTCCCATTGTTCTATAATCTCATTCTCAAACTCAATAAGTTCTGATTCAGTATATAGTGATTCTTTAACTATTGGGTATTGCTCTAAATTTTTCATTTATCTCTTTCACTCATTATTGGGTTATCGTTCGGCCATTTCATATCAAATCGTTCATCATTCCATTTGATTACACCTTGATTATCTACACCAACATAATCACCCTTATACATCATATTGTAATGAAACACACAATCGGTTAGGGCGTAATGTCCATTAGCAAATCCTGGCGGTATCAATACTTGGTCTCTTGTTTTGTCTGATAAGATATAACTTTCCCACTTCCCATAAGTTGATGAGTTTTCCCTCACATCTAAAACCACTAAGTAAATATCACCAACTACTGATTGAACTAACTTCCAAGTTTTATCATCATAGTGTAGTCCCCTAAGAACTCCTTTGTATGATTGAGAAAACCTATCGTGTAGTGTAAAGTTATATTCTTGAAATCTAAGAAGAGATGGGTGAGTTTCGGTTTGTAGCGTAGTCCATATTTCTCCTCGGTGTTCTCTGTAAACAGAGGGTGTGTAAACCTCCACGTCCTTACCAAATGTTTTTAGGTAAGAACATTCGTACTCATCCCATCTCTTATCCTTGTAACTCATAATGTGTTTGCGTATCCAAGTGGAAAGCCATTCCTAAACTCTGATGATAGACGTGGTACTATCATTTGATATGTTTTGATAAGTTCTTGTATCCCATCACCAATAGTATAGGAAGGTTTCCATCCCGTAGCTTCAACTTTATCATTTAATACTACATAGTCCCTTTTGTCGGGGTCTTCATAGTAGTCTGATGTGTTTATTGCAAAGTCAGGTATATACTTTTTGATTTTATGTAATAACTCTAACTTTGATAAATTGGCATCAGATAGTCCTACATTATATACATTTCCTTTATGTTTATCAAATCTATCAATCATATGAGTAAACACTCTTGCCACATCTCTAACGTGAATGTAGTTTCGTTTAAAATGTGGTTCAAATACTACAATATATTTATCGGTCAATGCTTTGTATACAAACTCATTTACAAGTAAGTCTATTCTCATTCTAGGTGAAGAACCAAATACAGTTGCAAATCTAAAACAGATTGCATCAGTATAAGTCCGTAAAAACTCTTCTGCTTTTACCTTGGTTACACCATAGTGTGATATAGGATTTAACGGTGATTCTTCCGTACAATGTTGGTTAGATTCGCCAACCCCATACCCACTATTAGTGTTTGGATAGAGTATCTTTGCTTTTCCATTTGTAAACTCACAAATATCAACTATTTGTTGGTAGTTTAACTTTTCAGCCAATTCAGGGTCTTTGGCACACGCAGGAAACCCAACAACTGCGGCCAATGGAATAACCACATCAACATCGGTACACAACTCTTTTAATAACTTTTTATTTGATACATCACCGTATACAAACTTAAAACGTTTATTAGTTGTATAACCCAAAAGAGATAACTGATTAAACTTTAGACTGTCTAATACAGTTACCTCGTGTTTATGTCTAAGTAGTTCTTCTACAATTACACTACCTAAATAACCTGCTCCGCCTGTAACAAGTATTCTCATTATTCACCCCAATGTTTTTCTCTCAATTCATAAACATCAATGGGTTCTCGTTTCATTTGTCCACCCGTTGAGAAGTTTGCACCTTTCTTTAAGTAACCACCCAAGTAGTTTCTTCTCATTCGGTTTGACTTGTTTTCCTCACTACCGTGAACTGTGTGTGAGTGAAGAATAGTCATTGTTCCTTTCCGTTGGTATCCTTCTATCTTTTTAAAGTCGTGCCCTTCGGGTAGTACACAAGGTTTACCTCGTTCGTTTCTCCAAAATGCAGGATTGGTTTTGGTTCGTTCCTCATCAATCTCAATAGGTAAGATTGGAAGTCGGTGTGACCCCTCTAAGTTCCAAACTGCACCATTCTCGGGGTCGTGGTTGTCTAACGCAATAGCGACGTTCACAATCTCATTAAATCCACATTGAGTATAAAATGCGTTTTGGTGTTGGTCTCTACCTAATTGTCCCGGCGGTTTAAAATATGCCCAACTCTGCATACCCATAATTTCACCCTCCATCAAAAACTCACACGCCTCAATAATCTTTGGATGTACGAATAGTTTTTCTAACTTCGGTGATAGTTTATGTGGGTACGCAAACGGTTCCCACTCACCCCAAATATTTCCATCAGGGGCTTCAGTTCCTGTTCGTTCTTTGCGGAGTTTATCTAACTCCTCATTTACTTCATCAACTTCTTCTTCTGTTAGGAGTTCTATATTGGTAAAACCTCTATATCTCCAATCAAAAAGCATCTGTTGTTTTTCTTCTTCTGTAAGGTATTGTGTTTTCATATGTTTTATTTTATGTTCTAACAACGTCAAGTGTCACACAATGTGGCCCACCTGATAAAGTCCTACTATGCCTCATTTTAATGGGTATTGATTCTATACCCCATTTGTCTAACAATCTCATTAATTGTACTTGGTGTTCTTCAACAATTACACATTTATCATTTACTGATAAAATATTCATACCCAACCACGGTGACGCAGGGCACCAATCATCCATAACTTGTGTGGGGTATGGTTCGGGGCATATTACTTTATCCCAATCTCTCAAAAAGTCAGGCATATTGTAATCATTCACACGAGATGGATTTATCAATACTAACCCCTCTCTCAACAATACAAATGTAGTATCAATATGAATGTAAGCATATACGTTTTCTGCGGTATGAACTTTATAATCTCTCGTTGTATTTTCGTCTAACCAATTCTGTAATAGTTCTGCTCCTTTCTTGTTTCCCGTGTTACTCACTAAATACAAAATATCGTCATTTGCTTTTAAGATATTTGCAGCATCAAATGCGGGTTCTTCGTTCATTAATGTAGGAATACTCAAGTCATCTCTACTGTACATATTATCCATTAACTTTGGTTTGGGTAAATCAACCCAATGGTCGGGGTGAAATAAATGTTTAAAGTTATTAGCCTCAAACTGTCGTTGTCGTAGTGCCATTGGTGTAGATAATACTTTATCTTCTATTACCAACATTGAGTCACGGGGACAATAGTTGTAATATCCATCAACTTCCCATTCTCCGTTAGACTGTTTGATAGTAAAGTCATTATCATTTGGTCTGTAAACTTTAATACCCAACCCTTCCAATGTCTTTTGTAATTCATCTAGGTCGTGGATACTTTCTTCTATAACTTGTTGTGGGTAGGGCCCTGTTGGTATATTCTCAAACTCCTCATCTGATAAATGGGCGTAATCAATACAATGGAGTGATTTATCTTTTACAGTAGGTATTTGTGCGTTTTGAGCATTACCTATGATGATTTCTTTTAAGTCACCCCACTCACTTGTTACATTTGGTACTATCATTTAAATAAATCCAAAAATTGTTTTCTTATATGTTTTTTGTCCGTATCTTTATAATCAATTAGTACTTTTTGATTATGTACCAATATATCATTAAAAATTGACTTATACCAATTTTTTAATTCTTCCTTTGGTAAGTTAGATAATCGTTCTATCTCATTGATTAAGAACTTGAAACGTTCTTCGTTGTTTTCTATTTTATCGTAACTTTCGTCTATAAAACCATCAAACGTTTTGAACCCATAACTTCTAATTAGTTCTAATGAACCAACAGGCCCCATCATAATAAATGGTTGTAATTGACCCATAGGTTTCCAAGTCTTTTCTGAAAGATATAATCCCCTCTCAAAGAAATTGGTTTCTGCTGTAATATGAATATACGAGTTTAAGTAAGATTCTTTTTGTTCAAAGTTAAACCCCCATACGTTTGGTAAGTCATCATAATCAATTATACTTTTAGTGAGTTCACCATTTATTACTTTTTCATTTTCTTTTAAAAGTAAATCTCTAAATTCAGAATCAGTACCGTGATACTTATAATTCTCTTCATCAAAGTTGTAAGTTCTACACGTATCAAAGTCAAATGAAATATCAAACTTATCAAGTATATTCATTCTGTTAAACAACAATATAGAGTAATAACGATGTGGCCGTAATCTACGATTAAACATCACAAAGTGTTTATCACGGGTAACTTCTAAATCAACATCTTCTTTTTTAACAACACTACATAAATTATGATTATCATTAAATGATGTTTTTTCATCACGTAATAAAAGGTTATACTCCTCCGACTTAGCACTTAATGACCAATTAACAGGAAACACTTTTATTTGTTCATCAAAATCATTTTCTTTACAATAGTCATCATACGTTTCTTTAATTGTAAAGTCTGAAACTACGAATACTATTTTATGTAATGGTATATTAAATAAATTTGCATCGTGATGTATCACATTAAACCAAAATCTATCCAATGTCCCCTCATTACCATAATTGACCATAAGATAAAAATTATCTTTTTCTTTAATCATTTTTTTAGTCAATTCAGGAATAAAATAGAAAAAAGAACGACCGTCATTGTGTGTATATGGATAACCAAAAGTAGAACTACCACCACCAAACGGAGTAACATTATAAAAGTATAAATGTTCATCTTCGGATTCCATCCAAAGTCTGTCCTGTACTTCTATTGATGTTATTGTATCATCTAAAATATTATTATCATACAACACACCATCACAATGAAAAACAGAAAACCCATCACTATATTTTTGTTGGAATTCATCCAAAAACCCATTATTAAATGAATAGTCGTGTTCTCTAAGTAGTCGTAAAAAGTCAGGATTTATACCGTTAGGTAAGTAACCATTAACTCCTTTGTAATCATAAACATTATATATCTTACCCTGAAACTGCATCAATAAAAACTTTATTTTTATATTTGTTTATCGCCATATCAACCAATCGTTTTCTATTATGTAATAATTTTGGTTTAACTGATTGATATAATTTGTGTATATCATCTTTGGACATATCACATAGTCTTTTCACATTCTCTACAATCATATTCATTCGTTTGATTGGGTGTGGTTCGTCATCATATGATTCATCAAAGAATTCAGGAAATGTTTTAAATCCTAATTCTCGTAATTCTTTTAGAATATGTGGATTACCATATATTATAAAGGGATGATAATATATCATAGGTCTCACACTCTTCTCGGTGATAAAAATATGACTTTTAGAATTAGTTGTTTCATTGACTACGGAAAAGTAAGAATCCAACCAAGATTCCTTTGTGTTAAAAAAATTGTGCATATTGGCAATAAAGTATTTGTCGTCATAGTCAATTGTGAAAGGGTAACGGTCTCCTATGTTTCTCTTTAACTTCTCATCACGTGTACACATATCATCAACAGTATCTGATTGTAAAAGTGAAATATAACCTTTGTCAAGTAATCCATTTTCTACCAATTCACTCACTAAATAAGTTCTGTGTAATCGTTCTGAATTTCTATTCATACACATAAAGTATTTAGAACGTATTTCATCTAATTCACCCATCCACGGAAGTGAATATGGTACACCATCATAATCTACGGTATCTGTTTTATTTTTATCAGCTTGTTCGTAATAATCAATTATACATTTGCCGGGGTCATCATATACGTGAAAGTGTAATTTCTTACACGTCATAAAATCATAGTCAATATTTTTTATCTTTTTATAGTTCTGATATATTTGATTGATATTTGCGGTACTTGTTATGAAAATAAGTTGTGTACTATCAATACCCGTATCTATATAAAATTTTAAGAAATTATCAAAAAAACTATTTGGATAATCATAACCACCTTCTTTATTATCTAATATAACAACTTTAAAGTTTTTGTGGTGTTTTAAATAATTTAAACTTCTTTTAGAAAAAGACTTAACAAGGGGGAAGTCATCTAATTTATGTATAATTGTTTGATTATGAGTAGGAGTTATTACAAATAAATTAATATTATTTCGTATCTCATCATCATTAAGTTCATCTAATTGTTTTCTACCAAAATTAGCATCATCAAATATATCATAAATAGAACTACTTTCGGATAGTTTACCAAACGGTTCTCCGTGGTTGGTAGTACCATAATAAATTAATGGATGGGAAAATAAACCTTGGTCTTTATTATTGATATCGTCAAAAATAATAGGTAAATCATCGTGGTTATAACCCATAGGTAAATGACCAAGTGGTGTTATAAACTCATATACAAAATTAATATTATGTCCACTCATACCCACCAACAATTAAATTATGACCCATACCACTTTCATCTTTTATTTTATATGGTGTTTGGTTACTGAAATTGGTAACACACGCAGGTTTGTGTTTTCTACTAGTAGCCTCTGTTAAAATTTCATCTTTTACTATTTTATCTATATCTTTTTTATTTAACTTTTTTTTGTATATTCCTACAAAATCAATATCACCGATGAATTGCCATTGATGTTCTAATGAAAAACCACTAAAACCACAACCACAACCGACCCACAACCAAGCATTTGAATAATCCGATAATTGTCCTCTATATTTTTGTTTTATTTCTTTGTCATTCACCCATAACGTTACTTCTTTTTTTTCTACATTATGAATAAATGCTAAATTAAATTCAATATCTTTTTTATCATCTTCAACCCAATAATCGTAACCAAATGAAACTTCATCCTCTCCACGTTCAGGCATACACCAACCTTCTAATCCAATAAAACACTGAGGGCCGTCATTCGGAGATGTAAATTTTTTAGCCAATATACCGATGTGTTTTCCATTCTTTGCAATAATTGCAGTGGTAGTGTTGTCAGGTATGTTATCCCAATCAGGTTTACACTTAACTACAAATGTAAAATCATTAGCTGTCAACAAATCTATTGGTGTTAATGCTAAATCATACTTGTTTCGGTTCTTTACAAAAAAGAATGTATCTTTGTCAAATCTCATAATTTAATCTCCTTACATTTTTCAAAGAAGTCAGCAAGTTCAGGAAACGTTTTCTTAAAGTCAGTACCTCTTCGTTTATCGTGTTCCTCAAAATACTTACCAAAGTTATACCGTTGTTCTAATAATCGTCTGTCATCAACACGGGAGTGCATCCAATCGTAAAGTCTTTTTAGTTTCTGTATCTCAACATCAGAATATCCAATATATTTATGGTCAAATAAAGGTACACCTAAGTAATCCATCTGTTGACATTGACGTAATACTTCTTTATCCCATACAGGTTCTAATACCTGTACGGTTTGGTGTGCAGGGTATCGGAGATATGAACTATCTAAAAATACTGCAGAGTTCCAATATCGGTCAGATGACGCGTATTCAGTTTTAAGTTGATATACACCATTAATAAGTTGATAATAATTTGGAACTGAAAGAGCGTTATATGTAACCATAAATGTTACAATCACTCTAGGACAAGCCGTCATTATTTTATTTACGTTTGTCCAAAATCTATTAAATTCCAAACCATTTCTAATGTATTCTGCTTGTTCTCCTACTGTATCAACAGATGTAAATATAATAAGTTCTCTAACTCTCCCTTCATCTTCAATCTGTTTAATCTTATCAATAAATTTATCAATCAGATGGTCAGGTGCTCCTAAATTAGAATTGATACCTAACTGTAAATTTCTATTAGGATTTTCTTGTTCTAAAATAAAATCTAATACATCCCAAGTATCTTTTGATAAAAGTGGTTCTCCACCCGTAATACGGAACGTGTGAAGGTCATTATAGAGGTCTGGCCACCACTTCCAAAATGCATCCACATATGGATTGTAGTCTTTGTGTGGTATTGGAACTTTTTGTTCATCTATCATATGTTGAGGGTCATTAAATCTATCAGTAGTTGGATAACCACCGTGATTTCTAACCTCCTCCATCCACGTTGATGAAAACTGTGGTGCACAGTATGAACACTTAAAGTTACACGCATTTGAGAACGCAACCTCTACGTATCGTGGGTTGTAGTCATCTCTCCAATTAGAGTTTTTAATTTCTTCGTAATGAGGTCGTGACCAACTTTCCGCTGACTTAAACACTCGGTCTGAAAATCTGTCTGAATTATCTTCTACGTTCCAACAATAATCACATTCATCAGGACGTTTACCTTCCAACATTTCTTTTCTACGTAACTTCTTGTAACGAGTGTTATGGAGTGCAGACGGATTACGTTTGATTTCTGCTTCTGATATTTTATGTGTTCGTGGGTGGTGACAGGAATGAGTGTGACCTAATTGTAAGTGTAGTGTTGTCTGTGTCCATTTGGCCAAACACATACCACATCCAATTTCGTCAAGTTTTTTTTTCATCCCAAAATATAAACCACTCTCATCAGTCTCGTGAGCGTGTTTTCTTACATCAATTTTGTCTTTTGCTTCTTGTGATAATTCTTCCATTATATAATAAGTGGTATGTTATTTCTGTAATCTGTTTTGTTTAGTTCATCCAATAAAACTACTTTATCTCGTACATCATCTAAATCCATTGTTCTATCATTATTCATAAATGTTTGTAATGATAATAACTGTCCTTTTGTTTTTTCTGATGTAAGTGTTGGTATTTTCTCATCAAACATTTTGTTATAAGTTTCTTTTTGTAGGTCACTCAAATTATTGATTGCAAAATGTTGAGGTTGCCACGCATAAAAGAAATCTATTGTATCTGTGTGGTCAATATAATCATTATCAATCATAAAGTCAATAAAGTCAAAAATATGATGTATGTTAAAAATAGTAGTCGTGTATTGAAATGAATACCAAAACTCACCATCACCATTATTTTCTACTTCATTTGATAATGGTTTAGCCAATTCTTTTATTTTATTTAAATTCTTTGTGAAGTTTTTATGACTAAAACCAATTCGTTGATATTCACCAACCTCACCAATACCATCACACGAAATCGCGAGTTGTATACGTCTAAAACTTTTCCAATACTTTAACAAATCATCTTCATTGTATTTTAATGTAGATAAGTTAGTGTTGTAGTGGATTGATAATGGTTTTAACATTTTATTATTTATCTGTTCAAATGGTAATTTATCATATAACCAAGTCAACAATTCATAATGTTCAGGCATTGTAAGTGGTTCACCACCTGCAAAATAAACACTTTTAATATCATCCAAATGTGGGATTAGGTCATCAATGATAGTTTCACTAGCAACCAAAACTTTTTTGTGGTCTTTTTTAAAAAAATGTGGGTTTACTTGTTCCTCATCTTCATACCATCTACTAGAAAATGTATGAGTACACATTCTACATTTAAAATTACACAAGTTACTAAAACGAACATCTATGTGTTGGAATTGTGTATCTACTGAAAAGTCTTCGTTCACTTCTGGCATTGTCCAAAGTGTATTCTCATTGAACATATGTCGGGGTGAGTGTTCCCCTAGGTCTTCTTTTCTATAACAAACATCACATACTTTATTTCGTTTTCCTTCCAACATATCTTTTCGTAACTGTTTATATTGGTCGGAATTCCAAATATCTTCTATACTTTTCTGTGATAGAAATTGTCGTTCATCAAACCCGTCTGCTATACAACAAGGTTTTACTTCACCATCGGGTTGTGTGTAAAAGTGAATAAAAGGTAATATACATATAGTATCACTCATAGTTTAACATTTAACATACACACATTATCAGTTTTATCAATACTGTCTATGTTATATGCAACTTGTTTGATACCATCATCTTTGTAATTTATTTTACCTTGTTGCATTTCCAACACATAACGTCTTTCGTTACGTGCTGTGGTTTCGCCTTTTACAAATTCACCATCAACTATTCCCTCGTCTTTGTGTGGTAAACAAAACATTCTACCTTCTTTTCTGTGAGGTAGGATTGACTTTGGTATTTTAAATTCATCATCTGTTCGTATGTGTGTATCATAACACTCTATTCTACCAAAGTCATTTGGATTGTTAAAGTCTAATGTTAATATGTTACCGTCATCGGGTATTCTGTTAAACAATGTTTTAATTTCTTCATCGTGGAGTTTTCTATCCCAAAAATGAACACTCGCAATATCACCTTTAAAAAACTTATTACTAGCGGTCTTTGGTAAGCCCGGCGACACACCTAAATACCAATCATAGTTTCTATAATTTTTTAGTCTACTATTTCCCCAAAAGTGAGGTGATTTAGAACCCAACCCATCTTCTTCGTTTACCTCAATACCATTCACAAAGAAACGAGATTCACAAGTATATTCATCAAACGTAGCAGTTAAGATAGTCCATTGATTGTCGTATCGTTTCCCCCACATATAATTAAAATTATTTCTAACATCCCAATACATCAAACTCATAGCACGTGAGTTGTTAAATGAGAACCCGTAATCATAGCCAGGAATCCTAAATATAGGATATTCCACATATTTCTTTTCTTTATCTCCGATTAAATAAACTCTATTCTTTTCGGGTTGTTGGTTTGCTCTTACGACAACTGAAACGGTATGTGAACGAGTTGTAATCCTCTTAAAGTCATCTCTAAATGGTATTCTAACATAAGAACGTTTACCATCAAAATGTAAGTATGTTTGATTGTTCTGTGGTGTCTTTAGATATTCTGCATCAACCAAACCCTCAAGAGTACATCTCCAAAATAAGTCATCATCTTCCATACCCCAATCCCAATAGTCATTAGAATATCCATTGGTTTGTTCTACTTGTTCTTTAGAAAAGATTACAGCACCACCAAAATACTCAAAGTATTTAAGTTTGTAATCCATCTGTGATATTTTAGTTGCAATGTGTCGGGGGCCTTCAGTTGGAAAAGAGTAATCACAACCTTCTTCGGGTATCATATCCACATCGTGCCATACAATGTAATCACAACCATTTGCAAATGCGTGTTTGGCAGCTATGTTTTTCATAGCACCTCGGTTAAATAACTTATCATCAACTTGATGTGCGATGAAGAACTCGTGTTCTATACCCTGTTTAGTTAGATATTCACCCACCTTTGGGATGAACTCTTTTAAGTGTTCTTCTCGGTTTCTATATGGTACACATACCCCTAGTTTCATAAGTCTGCAAATATATGATGGTATTTATCTTTATTTATCTCATTAGCCTTTACAAATCGTAAAGTATCTAACCCGTCTTTTTTCCAATTCGTTTTACCTTTTAATACCTTATTGTAAAACCGTACTTGATTCTTTCGGGTTTCCGTGTAAGTCCATTTATTTTCATAGAACCCATTATCCTCGTGTGGTAATAACTCAAATGTTGAGTCTCTCCTCCAAGGAACAGGTAATTCATTGTAATCATATTGGTGGTTTACTTCTATACGTTCACAGTTGAGTACATCTGCTTCTAATCTTCTTTCAGATAAATCAAATACTTTATTCCAAGTACTGAACTTCATATCATATACTGACTCAAGTGTATGTGGTGCAACGTAGTCATCAAATTCTGATGTTACACCCATATAAAGTTTTTCAGACAAACTTTTAACTTGTCCTTCTTCCAATGAATGATTCCAAAGTGCGAAATAATCAATCACACCCTTAAATGGTTTTCTTTTATTTTCAGGGGAACCCGTGTCTCCTAATATTATTTTATCTTCTGTGTGATACGGCATTATTCTACCAACAAACGTGTCCTCATCCACCAAATCACCATCTTGATAGAACTTGACTTTTTTATTATAAGAGTCAACCGTTGCTATCATACAAGTTCGTTTGGGTTGGGACATATTTGATTTTAGATTTACCAAATCTTTTTTACTAGTCCAAGTTTGAAACTTGTATCTCTTAAAAGAATTGTAAGTAAATCCTGTGTCGTAGCCGGGGATTGCAACAATAGAATACTCATCAACATCTAAACTTTCGTCCATCTCCATTTCATCAGGTTCACAAGAAACTAATATAGTATAACTACTTAACCCATAAGGCATAGGTATTTCTATTTTAGAATCTTTACCATTAAATCTGAAACCAACTGTGTTTCGTGTTACGATAGGTATTTTTTTGGTGTTTACGTCTAGGAAGTTTTCTTTACATCTAAACAGTAAATCATCGTCTTCATAACCCCACCCCCAATAATCATTGGAGTAACCATTTACTTGGTAAAAATCTTTAACAGGGAATAATGTAACCCCACCAAAGTACGTATCAAATAATTCTCTTACCTCACCGTGTTGAGATAAGAATTTTGTAGCAAGATGAGTAGGTCGGTCAACTTTAGTATAGTCCACACCGATAGGTAACATATCAACATCGTGAAGAGCAACATAGGTACAACCTAATTCAACTGCTTTCTTAAAACCGATATTAAGAAGTTTACCCCTATTAAATGGTCTATTATCAACTTGTTCAACTATAATAATCTCATAATCAATACTTTGTTGACTTAATACCTTTTTAATAGTGGGTAAAAACTTCTCTAAATGTTCTTTCCTATTACGGTAGGGTACTATGACTCCAAGTTTACTTTTCGTCATCTAATGCTACAAACTTATTATGGAACTCTGCAAGATACCATTGTAATCTAGCGTCCCATTCTTCTTTGTCAATCTCCTCAAACCAAATGGTGAGAGCATCCAAAGAATTAGCTATCTTTTCAAGTGCTCGTACTTTACGTTCTTCTAAAACGTTGTCAGGTGAGTACTCTTCTATAACTTCTTTCTTACTCATATTTGTATGATTTTAGTTGTTAGTTGTTTCCATTGTGTATACTCGTTAAAGTTACAAAATAATTTCTCAAACATAAAATCTTTGTCCGTTATGTTGATTTGTTCTGTATTTTTCACAGAGTCATACATTTTTTTGTATTCCCACCAAAAAGTATAGTCCTTTTTAATGTTTGATACCTCTTTTAGTCTGGCAATAGATGAACTATCCCACTTAAAATGATGAACCTGAATGAATCCTTTATCAACAGGATAACGTAGTGGGTGTTTTGTTCCCTCTACACCCCATACCGTTTTTCCATCTATTTTAGCATAGTGTTGTCCACTTGTAACCTCTATGTTACCTTTCATAACACATACTTTATTTGGACAAGCACCACTCAATGGATATCTAAAAAAACCACCAAGTGGAAATGTTCTCCAAATGTTCTTGTTTGTAATATCGGGAAAATATCCGTCTTTTCCAATTCTATCTATAAAACCACCCGTGATAAACTCCCAACCATTTTGTTCACACTCTACTATCATAGTTTTTAAGTCGGTAGGGTATAAATGTAATTCATCATTGTCTGCGACCACCCACCACTCATCGGGTTTTTCCATTTTAGTTTCGTTATATAGTCGTGTAACTTCTTCCCAATGAAACTTTGGTGAATGAACTATACAGTGTGGTGTAATACCCAACTCATCCAAGGTATTGATGATAGATGTGTCATCATTTGTAAGGTAAACAATGATATAAATGTCATCAACAATATCTTTATAATGTTTATACCAATGTGGGATAATCTTTGAGTTATGGCCTATTACTGAAACTAGATTAATCTTCATTTGGAATATCCCAATTACAATCAAAGTCGTGAACAATGAGTTGTCGTTTATCTCTAATAAATTCTTTTTTTCCACCTTTCTTTACGAAGTCTTTTTTGTGAACATCCATTTCGTGAAAAAAGATAGGTGGTAGTGTTAAAATATCAGAATTAATACTATAATCATTTAGATAAAACATATCATTATTAAACTCTGCCATTTTTTTGTAAATCATATTAGAAAACATATGAACTCCAAATGAATTGAGTATAGTATTTTTTTCTAAAATAAAACCTTGTTTAATTAGGTTTAGAAATAAACCATATCCCCGATTACCAAACATAACTGCGTTGTTTAGTTTTTGTATCTGTAACCCAAACTTATTATAGTGATATTCACATATTGATTTTTCTTGACCGACAATAAGATTATAGTTGTGTTTAATTTTAAGTTTAGGGTCAATATACCAAGGTGTATATTCATAATCACCCCTAACAATTTCTTTTGAGTTTATAAACTCATTCAAATCACCTTTCAGGTATGTATCCATATCAACATACAAACCACCAATGGAATATAATAACATATACCTTAAACAGTCTGCTTTCTTTATAACAGAGTCTAAATAATAAAATCTATCGTAATACTGTGGAAACTCTGATTTTACAAATAATTCACTTGACTCATTATCCCAAAAAAGATATTCCCAACCATTTTGTTCAGCATACCTTTTATAACTTTTTGTATATTTAATATACTGTCTATGAGAGTTACCGTTTGGGGGTTGTAACCAAATTTGGTGTATGGTTTTATTCAAATTCTGTATCATTAGTACATTCTTATTTCATCAAGTCCATAATAAAGTTTAGTAGTTATGTCAGAGTCTTCATCTCCTGATATTTGATAAAAATAATCATCCCATAAATGTTCTGATTCCATAAGTCCTTCAGTATGACGTGCTTCACTCCACGAGTAATCAAACCCTCTACTCAAACCTCCTTTTTTGTTAGTATATTCAATTAACTTTTTTGCACCACTTGGCCATACAACATATGATAGTATAGATGGTTTATGTGGAACCATCCAAAAACAATCTAAATCTTTATTAGCTATTTCTTGAAAACTAAAATCAATCGGTTTTAATAACTTTACATCATCTTCAAATACAAAGTAAGGTATTCCATCTTTTATACAATCTCTTAATATGTTATTGTGAGAACGATTAGTTGCAACCAATGACGGAATATGAATTCCATAATCTTTGTATGTATTTCCATATACCCATTCTCTATCCCATTCTGTAAGTTTGTATTCTTTACCATCAATACCCCAATGAAATTCAAAGTCTATTCCTTTAAGAACTTTTTTTACTTTTTCTTGTCTGTCTTTTCTTCTCTTGAGAGATAAAACTTTGACTTTATATTTTACATTAGTTTTCATTATATTTCATATCTGTATCAGGGTATGTTTCAAGAAATGAATATGAGTTAGATGATTTATAATCAAGTCTTTGCTCCACTAAATTTTCTCGTGTCATATAAACATTTAGTCCCTCAAACTGATGGTTAATCCAAACGTCAATTGGGCCAACACACGGTAGATTGTCTAACATTTTTTGAGCAGCTTTTTTTGTTACAATAAGACCACTCATCCACCATACTCCATTGTATAATCGTAATACGTCTTTAGAATGTTCGTCCCACGTAAAACCTCGTTGTGTAGGCATTGATGAGATATAAAGTATATCAAAATCTTTTGGTACTTGTTCATCCATTATTGACTTAAAACGTTTATTAAAGTCATATCTAATCCAAACATCATCTTCCATAATCAATGAGTAAGGTATATCATTTTCTACAATGTCTTGGAGTATTTTAATATGAGATAGTGCTATTGACCGTTCAGGCACACTACATTTAATCATTGTTGATTTCATTTGTTCTTCGGTCATACCAAATGTATCAACGGGGTCAATTAAGTAATGATAATAAAAAGAGTACTCGTCTACATATAAACTTTTATCCCACTCGGTTACACCCTTGAAACCCTCCCACCAAGTTACTTCATTACGAAGACTACCATTTTTAGTTTTTATTTTATTAAGTTGTCTGTTAAGATTTCTTTTACGTTTTTTTTCTTCAGGTAGATGAAGTACATATGTTTTCTGAATATAAGAATCCCAATCTAACCTTTTAGTTGGGATTATATATTTTAATAAATCATTTATCCATTTTATAGATAAACGTTTAGTTCTCCAAAATCCATCAAAACCGTAGTTCATTACTGTTGTCCCTCTATTGTTACTTCATTATTTAAATTGTTCATAATAAAATCCTTTTTGAAAATTTTTACCAATTGATTTGTTAGAATATACACAAAGATATGCTCTTCTAGGTTTATCAGTATTGTTCTTAAACGACCTATGTAATGTAAACCCTTCTATCATTAGAATATCACCAACCTTTGGGTAAAGTCTAATCCACTCATCGTCATAAACTTCTATTGCACCGTTTTCATCTGTAAAATCATCCAATACTAACATACAATTGATAGTCAGTAAATCTTTATCGTCAGGTGTTGGGCCGAATTGATTATCAAAGTGTTCACCAAATTCAAATTCCTCACCACCCTCTTTAACAACTATTTGGTCATTAAATAGATAAGGTGATGGTATGTATTCAGTAATAATGTCATACATAAATTTTGAAGTGTATACATCGTATAACTTTTTGTTTTCCTCGTCTGATACTAATTCTAAACTAGAAGCCATATCAAGTCCTCTCCAAAAAGAACCACACCCATTCTTTTTAGGTTGACCAATTACTTTAGATATTTTATCTTTAACAGTTAATGTGTAGTTTTGTAAATACTCAACTACATCATTTGGTATTTTGTTTTTTAATAGTTTATACTTCATTATTATAAAATTTTATCCAACTTGTATCTGAAAATACTATATCGGGTTTACCCACAACATCCGTCACAACTTTTACCAAGTCAGGCCACACAAGTTCAAGATAGTCGTGTCCTGCAATAATTCCATTCTTTTTTAGTTTTGGTAAATACAATTCTAAATCACGTCTAACATTTTCTTCAGAATGGCTACCATCTATATAAATAAAATCTATACTATCATTTTCAAACTTATCAACCACGTTGTAACTAAAATCTTGTAAGTGAACTATACTATCAAAATATTTAGTGTTTTTAGTAAACTCATCTCTTACAAACTCCCAAGGATAGTTATGCATTTCATTAAATTCTTCATAACCATCAAGGGGGTCTATTGAGTATATAGTGGAAAATATTCCCGTTGACGCAAACATCATCGTGGACTCACCCATATAACTCCCTATCTCAATCATTGTATAATCAGTCTTGTCTAGTTTATTAGACAATACAGTCAATAGTTCAATAAACCCTAGAAACATATAATTTCTACTCGTGTCAACATCTCCTCTATAATCTTTATTGGAATTAAACCGTTGTGTTATCATAAGTCGTTGGATGAGTTTTTACCACAAGTGTTTTTCTAATATCATAAATTCTATCATCAGACTTAGCTTTACTAAACATATCAAGTTCTTCTATCGCCATTGTCCAACCCAATCCTTCTGCTCTACCAAATAGTTTATATGATTCATCATCAATCCAAGAAAAATCTTTTTTATCATTGTTTATAGCAATAGTTTGATATTTTCCTAATACTAAATCTTTGAATGAACCCCACTCATCAAACTTTTTTATAAACATAATACTTTCATCAAATGGTTTTAAATCAAGTGATGGATTTAATCCTTCCGTCTCGTCTATGAAATAAAAATATTCAAGACATTTTAAATATCCAACCGTTGGATAAGAATAACCATTTATTTTTGGTGAGTCTTTGATTGATTGTAAATCCCCCCAAACTCCGTTAAAGTATATACCCCCTTCCCATTCAGTATTTAATATATGTTTTTCTATCTTGTTAAATGTATCATCAACTGGCAAGTTGTCTGAATCTATATATAAACAATACTCGTGTCTGTCTAAAACATAATCAATGTCCTCAATCTTTCTGTAAAAAGTCCAATAGTCATCAAAGTTTATCAAGTTCTTTTCGTCCTCGGTCATTTTTGCAACTTCGTTGACAGAAATAACTTTAAGTTTAGATGGTACTACATAACAATCTAAATCAGAAAACTCATCAGGATTATTGGTGTGAACATATACTACATATCCTCTGTCTGTGAATTTACTAATTACTTTTTTTGCATTCTTGGTATAGTAATTAAATAAACTCAAATCCTCAAAACAACTTAATGATACTCCAATCTCTTTTTTATTCACCGTCATAAAGATATATTTTTTCTTTCCTTTATTTTCCGTTGATTGGTACTCATCTTATCTCCAAACGCGAATGTTCCAATGTGTTTTACTTGTTCACTTAACACCATATCTAAATAGATTTTGTATCCTTGGTCTCTCAATTTTTTCTGTAACATAAAATCCTCACCACCCCAATCTTTTGTTTTGGGTTGGTAGTTATACTCAAAGAATGGTCGTTTGAGTTTCTTAAATATATCTGTTTTCATTAAACAACATCCCAACCCAACACCTTCTACTTCTACCAACTCATCTTCTTTTACAAGTGGAACCCAACTATCCCAATCAGTCGTATCGGTGTACGCGACTGTCTTAAATTGGGGTGCTCTTTTCATATAGTTTCCACATACAATGTCTTCGTTGTGTGCGAGTAATCGTAGGATTGTAGTGGATGGTAAATACATATCACTATCCATCCAAAACATATAATCACTATGACTTTCTATGGCTTTATTGACAAGGTATTCTCTTTGGTTAATAAGAATAGTAGATTGGTCAAAAAACACATCAACATCTAACCCTGATTGTATTGATGTTTTGATTATGTTTGCGAGACTGAATGAAAAGTGAGAATATACTACATCTTTGGTAGGAACTAAAATAGCTACTTTCTTTGGTTGAGATTCCCACAACGTAGTATCATAAATACTTTTCTTCATCTACGCACCCGGCATTCCTTTTGGTGACTCTTCCTGTACTCCCAATGATTGTATTTGAGTAATAATCTCTTTACTCCGTTTCATTAGTAGTTGGTAATCTGATAATGGTAGGTTAGTAACTACCTCAAAGGTTTCAGGTTCGTATTTACCTGTCAACAAAATATCTTTTGCAGCTTTACGTGCATACTTTTCAATAGTAGATATTCTACTTACATCAGGGTCGTTGTTTAACAGTTTAACTAGTTTATCCTTTGGGTAGTCCGATAGTATCTTATCAAGTGTTTCTAACAACTCACCTTTTGCTTTCTTTCGGTATTCTAAAAACTCCAATAGTTGTTGTTTGTCAAACCCAATATTGGGAAACATCACATATCGTAGTTCATACTCCGATGGATATGGTTTGTAACTTATACTCATACCAACAATATACTAAAACCTTTTTTAATGTCAAAATTATGGGTAAGTGTTTGGTGTTGTTTGACCACCAAAATCTTCACTCATATCAGTTGATGAAGACGCGGGTATAGAAAGTTCTGGCCCCAAGTCAACATTAAGACCTAAATTCGTACCGGCAGACGGGGGGTATGAACCTATCACACCATAGGCTCTAGCAATCTTACCCAAACTAACTTCCGTACCCGTTGCTGGTATAACACCCATTATATTCTCCTAATAACCTTTTGGAGTTCTTTAACTTCTTCTTGTAATTTTTCTATTGTTTGTTGTTGTTCTTTTATACCCTCAACTAATAAAGGAACTAACTTATCGTAATGTATCGTCAAATAATCTTCACCTGTCTTACTTTTTCCATCTTTTCTGTCTGCAGGTGCAAAGGTTACTATTTCAGGTAAAACTTTTTGTACCTGTTGTGCCGATAAACCTACTTTTCTACTATCACTCTGTATTCCAATAGATTCTGCAGTTTCATTAAAAAGATAATAAAATCCATCCAAAGATTGAATTTTTTGGATAGGTTCTGTTATAGGTGATATTATATCTTTTAATCTTTCATCAGAAGCATATGCAGTTATTTCACCCGTAGCTGATATATTACCATTTACCGTTAATGCATTATAACTTGAAGGTTGACCATCAGCTATTTCCATAGAACCTGTTGCATTTACAGAAAGTACTGTATTACCATCAACTTGAAAATTATATCCTGCAGTACCATATGGTGGTTCTGTTATATCAAAATTTAGACCAGCCACTAAACTGTTTGCGGTTATATCCGTATAACCATTCGTGTCAGAACTAAACCGTAGTCGTAATTGACTTACACCTGAAGCCCCTGCTACTTCTAACGTTGAATTTGGAGAACCTGTACCTACCCCTACTCTAGCAGAAGATGATATTTCCAAATTATCGTCAATCCTAACATTACCACCACTAGTCTTTAATACCAAATCACTAGCAGCGTTAGTGTTATTAATAATAGTATCTGTTGCAGCTGAGTTTTGGTCTAATGTTATTTCTGCAGTTTTAATTTCAACACTATCACTATCTACTATAACTCTGTCGGTGAGAACGTTGGACGTATTCCCTACTTGTATTTTTAACAACCCACCATTACTATATCTACCACCTATAATTTTTGCCCTATCCGTACCACCTACTTTAAAGTTGGCAGCCACTGCATCACTAGTAGTACCACCAACGTTTTGTAAGTCTATCGCATTTGGTGTAGTTGCCGAACCATTATCAAGTCCTACCCCAACGGTTACACCTGTTCCCGTATTATCATTTGTAGTTTTAACGTGTAATAATGAAGAAGGCGAAGTCGTACCAATACCCACTGCACCACTTGCACTAACTACCATAAGTGGTGAGAATGTATCGTTAGATGCGTCAGCGTCTTGACTTCCTACCGATATTTCAAATGCGGCGTCTTTGTTTTCTTGAGCGGCTAGTTGCCAGTTATAGTGAGTGGCACCTGTTTCTAATGTTATTTCAGGTGAACTATCTTGTATAAAAATATTACCAACGACGTGGAGTTTATCATCAGGCGAATTCGTACCAATACCTACGTTACCACCAGTAAAATAAAAATCTCCTAAAGACCTTAATGCCATTCTATCATTAGCGTGTTCGTATCCAACATATCCAGCATTACCGGCTTCAGGGTCTGCAAAAAAGATGTAAGCATCGTTTGTATTTGGAGTCAAAAGATTTATTGCAGCTCTACCATTTCTTTCAACTATAATACCGTCATTACCTGATTGGTATGCAGTAGCACCTGAACTTGAACCGATATGTAATTTAGCATCAGGACTAGTAGTACCAATCCCTACCCCCGTGTCATCTATTTTAACAGTCTGTGTAGTATCTCTGTCTATACGTATAACATCATTTCGTGTACCAGCGGTGACACCACCAATGGATACTTCTGTTGCACCGTCTAAATAACTAAAGTGAGCACCGTATGTTGGGGCGGTCGGGTCTTCTATTTTTATACCACCGGCACCTGTTGATGATATTCCACGTAGTGTAAGTATGTCACTTGAACTACCACTTACCTCAACACCCTCGGTACTAATACTGAATGCGTCGTGAAATACAGCACTTGTGTCTTTTGATGTAAAATACCATTTACCTCGTGTTCCACTATCACGAACAAACTTTATATCACCCATCACACGAGCAGAAGTACCAAGTACCTGCATATGAAGTGCGGTGTACATTCCATTCGTGTCTGCACTGTTAGGGTTTTGTATTGTCAGGTTTCGTTCTGCGTCACCTATATCAGAGTCTGCGGCAAATATATCCGTACTTGAATGGTTTAATGTAAGAACCGTAGCACGATTGTCCGTACTATTACCTAATGTAGTATCTACGTCTTCACCTTTTCGGATAAAGTCAGCCGCGTGGTATGTATCAAGTGTATCTGCGTCTAATCCATTACCCGAACCTTCATCATCAACGGTCAAGAACCTTGCCTCTGACCCCAATAAACCACCTTTCCAATAATCACTTGTAGTGTCCCAAAGTAAAGAACCTGTTTGGTTTGTGGCATTATCATAAACATTTATACCACTATCACCTGCAGCGTTCTGACCATTCAATACAATAATTCTATCACCTATTTCTACTTCCGTTGAGTTTACGGTTGTAGTTGTACCGTTTACTGTTAAATCACCTGAAAGAGTAAGATTAGTAAACTGTGGTGAGTCATCTGTTCCTAGTCCGTTGGTATTTACATTTACACCATTTAATTTTATTTGTCCTTGCCCGTCACCTTCAGCAGAACTACTTATAACTCCACTTGGTAATTCATCAGTAATTGACCCACTAAATGTCCCACTTGGTAAGATAGCATCTACGTTACCTACTGTTACCGTACCAAGTGTAGTAATGTTAGCTTGAGTAAAATGTTCATCTGCACTATAATTAGTAGTTTGGTCGTGGTCTATTTGACCTGAACTACTTACTGTGCCGTTAGGAAGTATTGCACTCACATCCCCACTAGTAACGGTTCCTACCGTGGTTATATCACCTTGGGTAAAGTGTTCATCCGCAGAATAGTTTGTAGTATTATCGTGGTCTATTTGAGCAGAACTACTTACAACACTATCTCCTGTAATTTCTAAAAATGTATCTGTAAGTTGAGCGGATGAACTAACTGTTCCTGCTGCCGAACTTATACCCGTTAAACCACTACCGTCCCCTACAAAAGAACCACTAAAAATAGAACCACTTACATCTCCTATAAATCTATGATTACCGAGTGCATTTATAACATATCTGTTTTGTAATCCACTACCTATGTTAGTTTGTAACTGATAGGTGGCCTTGGTAGCATCAGTATCATCCAAGTCAAATTGTTGAGAGTGCATTGTTTCAAAACTAGAACCGTTATATCTTTCTATGTTCTGTCTAAATAAATAATCTCCAGCATTTGGAGCAGACGGTGATGCCTCAGTTCCTCTAGCTTTTCGTGTTCTAATATCAGGTGCATCTGCGGTATCGTTGTACTGTTCTATTCTAATTTGAGCCGTTTGAGCACCTTCTCCTGTCATATGAAGTGTTACTTCAGGTGACGTTTGATTTATACCTAGAAAGTTATTATTGGTATCTAATGCCAGTATGTTTGAAGATGTTACTGAGTTTGAACCATTTGCAATAATTGTTTCATTTGCAACAAAAGTACCACTTTGAGAGATGTAGCCTTCTAGTTGGTCAGACCCACTAACAGTTCCACTTGGAAGTATTCCTGTAATATCACCACTTGTTACAGTCCCAACAGTTGTAATGTTAGCTTGGGTGAAGTGTTCATCAGAACTATAATTAGTTGTTTGGTCGTGGTCAATTTGTGCTGACGAAGAAACTACACTATCTCCTGTTGTTCTTAAAACCGTACCATCAACTTGTATATCATCTGCATTTACAGTTATACCATCACCTGCACCAACATTTAATGTTCGTGTAGATGTTAAATCACCCCCACCTGTTAAACCCGAACCTGCAGTTATTTCTACTGTACTGTGGTCTATGTGTTCGTTTGCTACAAATCCACTCGTTGAATCGTGTGATATTTGAGCGGAACTACTAACCACACTATCACCCGTGGTGTTTAGGTATCTTGTATCAAATGTTCCTTCTAATTGAGCCGAAGATGAAACAACACCACTTGGTAATATCGCACTTACATCACCACTTGTAACCGTTCCAACGGTTGTGATATTAGCTTGGGTAAAGTGTTCGTCAGCAGAATAGTTTGTAGTACTATCGTGGTCTATTTGTGCAGAAGATGAAACTACACTATCTCCTGTCTGACGTAATATCTTTACTTCCGAACCTAACTCACCCGCTTTCCAATAATCACCTGATGAATCCCAAAGTAAAGAACCTGTTTGATTAGTTGATGTGTCGTAAACGTTTATACCACTATCACCTGCGGCATCTTGACCATTTAGTACAATAATTCTATCACCTATTTCCACTTCCGTTGAATTGACCGTAGTAGTAGTTCCATTTACTGTTAAGTCGCCTGAAAGTGTTAGGTTAGTGAATTGTGGTGAGTCATCTGTTCCTAGTCCGTTGGTATTTACATTTACACCATTTAATTTTATTTGTCCTTGTCCGTCACCTTCTACAGATGATGAAATTACACTATCCCCCGTAGTGTTTAAGTATCGTGTGTCAAAGGTAGATTGTAATTGAGCAGAAGATGAAACTGTACCACTTGGTAAAATACCTGTAATGTCCCCACTTGTTACTGTCCCAACAGTTGTAATGTTAGCTTGAGTAAAATGTTCATCTGCACTATAATTAGTAGTTTGGTCGTGGTCTATTTGACCTGAACTACTTACTGTGCCGTTAGGAAGTATTGCACTCACATCTCCACTAGTAACAGTTCCAACAGTTGTAATATTAGCTTGAGTAAAGTGTTCGTCAGAACTAAAGTTTGTAGTACTATCGTGGTCTATTTGTGATGACGAAGAAACAATACCACTTGGTATATTTGATAAACCTGTATATGAAACTTGTGAAGACCCACTAACAGTTCCCGATGGAAGTATTCCTGTAATGTCACCACTAGTAACAGTCCCCACTGTGGTGATGTTGGCTTGGGTGAAATGCTCGTCAGCAGAATAATTGGTAGTAGAATCGTGGTCTATTTGTGCCGATGAACTTACAACACTATCTCCTGTAATTTCTAAAAATGTATCTGTAAGTTGAGCGGATGAACTAACTGTACCTTCTGCTATTATACCTGTTAAACCACTACCATCACCCTCAAAACTACCACTAAATGAACCACTACCATCACCTATAAAACTACCTGTAAATTCAGATGCAGTAACTGCTCCATAAGCATTTACACTACCTGATACCGTTACTCCAGTTGACGTAGTAGCAAGTTTTAACGAATTGTCATAATATATTTCAAATGCACCATTATTTAATCCCTGGGCAAATAATCCGTAACCGCCGGTAGAGTCGTCCTGTAGGTAAACGTTATTACCTCTAAGAGTTAATCCACCTGTACCTACGTCTTCTACTATGTTTGAAACACCATTATGATGTATTTTTAAGTCCTGTGCTGTACCGAAGTATAAAGGTACGTTATCGTTAAAGGTAAGAGAGCCTGCGGTCTTTGTTTGGTCTCCTGTTGTTCTTAAAACCGTACCATCAACTTGTATATCATCTGCATTTACAGTTATACCATCACCTGCACCAACATTTAATGTTCGTGTAGATGTTAAATCACCCCCACCTGTTAAACCCGA